AAGAATGCGCGATCCTTTTGAGCCTGAATGCATAAAGTATATCGAGATAATCAGTACTGGAATCAAGGCTGAGAACTTAAAGATTATTAAGCACGGCAGGTACGTAAATTTTGGTATTACAAAAGGATAAATAACAAGAGGAGAAACAATGTGAAAGACGAGCTTAGCGGATATAAGAGAGTAAATAAAGTAAATTTGATTGGCCCTATATTCAAACTTATTCCAGACAAACATCACTATACTGATAGTCAACACGGTTCAAAGATTATTCTAGTCAATGAGATAACCAAGCAATATACTGAAATACGTACCAACGTAATTTACTTTCATCCGCCAGAAGTACGCGTAAAAGTACGCAATAAGAATTATATCTTATCCAGTTCAGGTCTTTTTCCTAAGAATGTTGAAATCAAGGTTAAGAAAGATATTTATCTAATCAGACATGAAGATAATTATGTAGGTAATCCAGGTGAATATTTTATCAAGGGAAAAACACTCAGATTTATAACTGGACGAGATAATCAATTTCGTTTAGCAGGTCTTTTTACTGAAGATCGTCTTATTGGACTAATCAAAGGCTATTTTGACTTCTACGAAGTTTGTGCTGTCTTCCGTAAGAAACTACAATATTATACCGATTACGTTGGTCTCAGGTTAAGCACAGGCAGGATAAAAGAGCTATGTCCAAAATATAGAACCAATGTAGTATCAACTGTACTTGCTGAAGCTTCAGCAGATCGTTATCCTTCAACAGAAATACTAATTCAAGATGGTAGGAAAATCTGCTCACGTTATTTAGTTTTCAATAACAAATATAAAAACAAGCTTATCTCTCCTCTATTCGTAAAAATGTTAGCATCCAGAGGATGCTTCATCGGCCCTAGTTTTGTTTTAGGCGAGCGCAAAGATAGCGTAGATGGAGAAGAATGTAGAGTTAGAGTAACTCGTCCTTCTTCCTCTTTTAGTTGTAAAGCAATTAGAACTAATGACAAACTTTATATAGATTTACCAGATCCTCTGAATCCAGATTCTAAAAAATATATTGAAGTAGTAAAAACAGGAATTGAACCAGAAAACTTAAGGGTGGTGGAACATGGCAAAGATTTGGAATTCACAGTTTGCTACGGATGAGAACGAAGATAAACCTATGGAAACAGAAACCACAAGATTGTACCTTTCCAAGGTAGAAGATTCTTTGTACTTCCTTTCCGAAGAAAAGGATCAAGGTGTTATTAACTTATACATTATTTATCCACAGAAAGTGGAATATTTAGATGGAGTGCCAGTAACAAAAACTGAAAAACATTTGTTTGCAAGAAAAGAAGGTTCGAAATGGCTTTATAATCTTCACGTTTCTAATGTTGTTCCTGGATATGACTATAGAAGAATTTTTAGCGACTATTTTAAATCTCCAGATAAAACTAATGATTATATCTCTGATTGGGTAGAAACAGGCTGTGAATCTTATCTTCCGATAGATAAAATCTTTGAAACCGCCTTTAAAAACTACAGCCTGATTTCATCAGAACCTAATCTAACTGTGCTATATGTTCTGCTTAACCATTTTGCATATCCGAAAGATTTTCCAGAAAACTTTAGATACTTTGATCGTTTGTACTGGAAAAACAACTGGTTATATGCAGAAAAACAAGCACTAACCTATTTTGATCCTGACAGCTATGTTAGACTTTTCTTACTGCCTGGTGAAGGAAAAGAACTGAACAGTTGTATTGGACATTGCCTAAGACTTCACTTCAACGAAATGGGAATACACTGTAATATCACTCCATTCAATTCTGTACCAGAAGGCACTAAGGTAGAAATTCTAGCAAAAGGTCTCTTCAGAAAAGAATTTGCTTTGTACAGAATTAATAATGAAAGATATTTTGTTGCTTGTTATGAAGTTAGTAGAAAAGATGGGTTGAGACTTACTAATCCGTTATATCGTACTATGTTTACTGATGATTGTATCTTCCATTTAGGAATAAACTATGTTATGAAACCAGTAAAGCTACAGCAATTTACGACAAACTGCGAAGTAAGTTTTACCAGTCCTTTGAGAGAATATGTAATGGAGGGAATGTGGAATAAAGGAATTCTCTATGTAAAAAAGGATTTTGAGACTTTTATAACAGAGCAAAAAGGAATTGCATTTTATCAAGTTATTGATACAAAGATCCGCCCTTTAAATCAAAAGGTAATTGACAACGATTCTGAATTTAGAATAATTATTGAACCAGTTGAACTATAAGAAAAAGGGGAGATAACCAATGGCTATTGATATGGAAGCTTTAGGTACAGCAGTAATGTGCCAACAGAAAGTTTATAAGCACTTGAGAATTGCTTGTGAAAAGGCAGAAAACAAACCAGAATTCAAAGAATACTTTGAAGAGCTGAGAGAAGCACAAGCCTATGTTGGTGCTTTCTTGTACAAGATTACTCAGCTAGTTGATCTTGGAATTCTACCTAGTACAAATAATGAAGCTTATGATAAAGAAACAGAAGAGCACTTAGCTACGATTGGACACTTGCTAACTCCAGCAGAAGATTGAACTAATAAAAGAATAACTCTCTGAACCCGTAAAATACGGATAGGTTATATGACGAAAACACGATTTAGGTTTTAGCCGTCATATAACTTATCCGTTTTTTATTGCTACCTGGAACTGAACTCATAGGCATTCTTAAAAAATCTTAGGACTATGTCATATAACTTATCCGGTTAAGGTGAAGATAGAATCGAGAGAAGTTCAGAATTCATAGTTCAGTATCTTTCTGAAACTTACAGCTATCTTAGACTTAGATTCCAGGCAAAACCAGCTCTTTTGTTCTAGTGGTAAGTAGGACACTCATTCAAGATCAGAATGCGACTTACCTTAGTTACGGATAGTTTATATGACGGAGTTTTAAAGAGAAGCGGTTGTTGTTCCAGTATTAAGATATATTAATATATATTAATACCCAGAGTAAAAGCGGGTATTAAGAGTGGTAGTGAAGGAGAAGGAAAGAGAGAGATTCTCGTCATATAACTTATCCGGATATTTTATATGACGAAGGCTGGTAATACGGATAGTTTATATGACGTAGTCTAGAACGAGAGTAAACTGGTAGTTTCTTCTGTTTTTCCTCTCGAATATCCTCGGTTTTTCTTTTCTCTGGTTTAGAATTTTTCTCTGGTATCTTTTTCTGCTGTTACCTTCACGTCATATAACTTATCCGTTAAAAACGGAATAATAGTCCAGAAATTCTCTGGACAAAAAGAACAGGAGAAAAAGCGCCCTTTTTAATATAGTAAGAGATTTCGTCTGGAAAAGTATTGTTAAGTACCTGGTAAATCGAGAATGTCCTACCAGCTATCCTAACCTGGTATCCTACTTGTTGTATCCTACTGTTGTAGGCTTCTGCTGTTTAGGACAGAAGCAACAGCAGAAGCGGAAGACGGCACAGCAAGCGGAAGTAAGGCTATGTGCAAGACAGACTTAGCTAGTTGCTGCTGTGCTGCTGTGCTGCTGTTCCAGGCTGTGGCTGTTGTAGGCTTCTGGCTATCCTTGCTGTGTTGTGACGGAAGTGACAGACGGCAAGGCTGTTCCTGTCTGGCCAGACACTTGCTTCTGCTGCTGATGCCTGGTTTGCGTATCCTAGGCATCTGTGCTATCCTTCTGATACTGGCATCAGACGCCAGAACAACATGCAAGGAGAAGACAGATGGTTTACTTGGACAGCGAAGTCTTGGCACAGCGCATAGAAGACACGCTTATAGCGATACGCCAGATACGCAATGTCTTCTGGCGCACAGAAGACAGCAGCAGCAGGAAGACGCTTGCAAACAGCATCAGACGCTTAGAAGAAGTCCATGATTACTTGCAAGTCTTGGCGAAGACACTTCCGCAAGTCTGAAAGGAGAAGACGGATGACCATACTAGAAGCGATTGCCGACAGCAGGGATTGTGTCTATGATGCCTTGCTACTGTGCCAAGGCTTACAGACTAGACTAGACACTACAACAGCAGAAGCGGAAGACTTGCGACACGTCTGTCACTTGCTAACAGACGCTGTTATAGCGCTGTCTGTGACCAAGGACAGCCTTCTCCATATAGGAGAAGAAGCCTAGAAGCGTCCTACAAGACGCTTGCGAAGCGTCTTGCAAGCCTTGACATGTCGTGCTATACTTATAGTGTAGAAACACAATCCGAAAGGAGAAGACGGATGTTGACCAACAAGACAAGACGGCAGCTAGAAGGCACAGATTGGTACTCGCTTGACGCTTTAGAAGCCTTGCGCGATGCGTTTGGCATCAGCAAGACACGCTTCTATCGCTATGTAAGGCTGTTCGCATCAGCAGTAGACGGCAAACAGAAGGAGCCTTCTTACTGCTATGCGTTTGGAACAGCTGTGGAGCCTATCGGATCACGTGTCACACAACTACTAGACGAAGCCATCACAGCAGCAGACTTGCCTACTTTCCTTGACATAGCCATGACATACGGATGCGAAGTCTGCACATTGGAGTACGAAGAAGACATACCAGCACAAGACGAAGCGTTTGTGCTGGAGAAGGCTATTGCTGCTATCGGCAGCATGGCCAGAAGCCTTCTAGAAGAAGGCAAGGATGTTCCTAAGGACTTCCTTAAGGCTGTGGCAGACATATCGGAAGTCTTTCCATATGTAGCCATATCCTAGGCTGTTGTGGCAGTAGACGGCAGTAGACGGCAACAAACAGACAGAAGACACACACAGAAAGGAGAAGACAGATGGCAGTAAGCAAGAAGGATCTGGTCGCTATGATAGACACGCTTGGCGCATCAGCAGTAGAAGCCATAGTTGACCAATTGCGTCCTAGGATAGAAGTCAAGCAAGCGTCTGTGACGCTGTCGCCAGACGAAGTTAGGACGCTTCGTCTTACCAGACGCTATGGCGTCTGGTATGTGTCTGGTGACTTCGTCATCACAGATCAGCAGAAAGTAGCATCCTTGCTGTCCTGCAGCAATGATGACTTGGCTTTGGACGCTGTTGTCACCAAGGAGAAAGGCAAGCAAGCGGAAGTCTTGTTTCCTGGTAAAATGACCAAGAAGGAAAGCGCTTTCTTCGAAGCCTTGCGCAAGGAGCAATTGCGCAAGCAACAGCAGCAGACGGCAGACGGCAAGGACGGCAAGGCAGAAGGCAAGCAAGCCTAAGCCAAGCCACAGCAGCCTAGCAGAAGGACGCTTCTTGCGAAGCGTCCTTCTTGCGTCTACGGCAGATGCCAGACGGCAGATGGCAGACGGCACAGCCTAAACCATAGCCAACTACTAACTATTGCCATCCCTAGAACAATCAGCAGCATAAAGTATTCTACGAAATCGGAAATTTAGGATGCTAAGGGTGGTATCTCTACCATTTCCATACAAAAATTTACATCCAACTCCTATACACACCCTTTTCCTTCCTCTCTCATCTCTCTAAAATCAACGAGAACCCTTCAAATTTTCATTCTAAGAGCACTTTCTAAGCCTTCTAGTATAATTACACTATTAGACCTAAAAAGTACTCTCTCCTTGCATTTTTATGCACAATCAAGCAATCTTCTCTTAGCTATATCATAATACTCTTTTTCTTTCTCAATCCCTATAAATCTCCTCCCATACTTCAAGCACACTACTCCAGTTGTACCACTTCCCATAAATGGATCAAGAACCAAATCTCCTTCATTTGTGCTTGCTAAGATAATGCGTTCTAGCAATGCTTCTGGTTTCTGTGTAGGATGTTTCCCGTAACGTTTCTCTTCTTTTCGAGGAGGAGTAATAGCCCAGACGCTACGCATTTGTTTTCCAGGAACCTTTAGTTTGTCTTCAAATTCTCCGTTCTTCATCAACTCATAGTTGAACGTATGCTTAGCTTTCTTTGACTTTCTAGCCCATATCAAGGTCTCATGACTTGCTGTGAAATATCTACAAGATAAATTCGGAGGAGCATTAGGCTTGAACCAGCATATATCGTTTAGTATATGAAATCCTAGAATCTGTAGAGCAAACCCACAAGCATAAATGCTGTGATATGTTCCAGAAACCCAGATAGTACCGTCTGGTTTCAATACTCTACGACATGCAGAAATCCAATCCTTATGAAACTGGAAATCTTTTTCTATCCCTTGACTACGATCCCATTTCCCTTTGTTTACACTTACAGCCCGTCCTGAGTGACAAGTAAAACCGTTGTTAGACAAATTGTATGGCGGATCGGCAAACACCATGTCTATGCTCTCTGGTTGTAGTCTTTCCAAGACAGAAAAACAATCGTCTAGATAGATTTCACAATTCTTATTTATCCGCATTGGCTAAACCCACATGAAGGACAAGTAGCACAACCTTCTTTGAACTCTAGTATTGCTCCACACCTGGGACATTCAGGACTAATGCCATTTTCTGTAGAAACGTGATTCTCTGTTAGCTTCTCTAAAGCTTTAGCTACTGCATCAGAACAAGAAAGAATCTGTTGTTCATACCAAGCAGGAGCAGGGCATCTAATACCTTTCAGCTGGTCTATAATCTCACTTACTTCAATTCCAGACCTCAAAGCAAGAGAAATCATTCGAGCTAAGGCTTCAGAATACGAAGCTATGCATCCTCCTGACTTACCTGTAGTTAGAAATACTTCACAAGGCCCATATTCATCTCTGTTCAAGGTAACATAGATATTCCTATTACATCCGAGCCTTATCTTTGTGGTAGTACCTTCTAGTTCCTTGGGTCTTTCTCTTGGAGTGATAGTATTAGCCATAACACTTTCCTGTTGATTCTTTGAATATAGCACTTGTTGCATCCTACTTCCATCTCGATATAAAGTTAGTCCTTTACACTTCAAGTGATAAGCTAACAATATTGCTTTTTCTACATCTTCTTTACTCGCTTCATTCGGAAGATTAATAGTCTTACTCACAGCATTATCAGTAAACTCCTGGAAAGTTCCTTGCATCATTACATGCCACTTAGGTTCTATATCTTTCACAGATACAAAGTAATCACCAAACTGCTTAGGATCTACTTCCTCTGTCAAATCTCCTGCTACTTCCTTCAGAACCTGATTTACTTCAAGATATTCTCCATCCAGAACTTTCCTAACCTGAAAATAAGAGAATATAGGTTCTATACCGCTACTGCATCCAGCTATAAAGCTCAGAGATCCAGTAGGAGCTATCGTTGTAGTAGTAGCATTTCTAATCCCATGTTTCTGAATTCTTTTACTCAGTCCTGTATGAGGCCACTTTGTTGGTAGTCTACCTTCAGCATAGATTGATTTCTCAAAAGCAGGGAAAGCTCCTTTCTCTTTAGCAAGTTCTATAGACTCAAGCTTACTTACCACATTGATTATTCTCATCACTCTTCTAGCAACATGCGTAGCTTCCAGAGAATCATACTTGACTCCCAACTTCAACAACATGTCTGCAAAACCCATCACACCGAGACCAATCTTTCTCGTCTCTTTAGTACGATTCTCAATATCAGAACTAATGTACTTATTCTTATCTATTACATTGTCTAAAGCTCTAGTAGCAATCCTAACTACTTTCTTCAGCTTCAACCAGTCAATCTTACCATCCTTCACAAACTTACTAAGGTTTATACTACCTAAATTACAAGACTCGTAAGGAAGAAGCGGTTGTTCTCCACAAGGATTAGTAGCTGTAATCATTCCTAATTCAGGAGTAGGGTTATATCTGTTTATCGTGTCAATAAACACTACTCCTGGCTCACCGTTTTCCCATGCTCCTTCTACAATCTTATCAAACAAATCTCTAGCTCTAACTGTCTTTACAACATTACCTTTATCATCAACCAAGTCAAAATCATTGTCTGTCATTACCCTGTCTACAAACTCGTTAGTCAAAGCAACAGAGATGTTGAAGTTAGATAATTCTCCTTCTTGCTTCTTACAAGACAAAAAATTCTCGATATCAGGATGATCAATCCTGAGAATTCCCATGTTTGCTCCACGTCTCTTACCACCTTGCTTGATAGCTCCAGTAGCAGCATCAAAAACCTTCATGAAAGATACAGGGCCACTTGCTACTCCAGAAGTAGACTTTACCATAGAACCAGCAGGACGAAGATTCGAGAAGTCAAATCCAGTACCTCCTCCAGTTTTATGCACAAGAGCAGCAAGTTTTACTGCTTCAAAAATGCTATCAATACTATCCTCTACAGGAAGAACAAAACAAGCACTCAACTGTCCTAGATCAGTACCAGCATTCATCAGAGTAGGAGAGTTAGGCAAGAACTCCAGATTGTACATACATTCATAAAGCTCTTTCTTATGCTTCTCGTTATCAGATAAAAAAGAAGCTACTCTATCAAATAGCATCTCAACAGTTTCACCAGGGAGCAGATACCTACTCTCTAACAAAGTCATAGCATTATCAGAGAACACTTCGATTACTCCTTAATCAGATATTAAATTTTTACCAACGTCTACGAAACGGATACCACTGGTAATACGGAGGGGGAGTCTTTCTTCTAGTGAGCCAATGAAAAGTAACCAGAATCAAGATAATTATAGTTATTATCGAAGAGCAACAACCCATCTTACTTCTTTGATCTCCTATCTAGTTTGAGGAAGTCTTCCAACCTCATGACAACCAAATCGTTTAGATGCCTCTTGTTCAGCTCATGAAGAATCACAACAGGAAGCTTATTCTTGGTTTTAGCTTTCTCAGCTTGATCAATCGCATCCCAGATCCAGTTAGGGAGTTTCTTTCTCAGCTTTACTTCTACTGAATAACGATCATGATCTATGTCTGGAGTTTCTCCTCTAGTCCTTCCAGTTATCGGTATTCTCCTACCACCAAGAATCTCAGCTAAAGTTCTTTCAGTTCTTTTCCACGCTTTGTCCATTTTACCCTGCCTTATAAAGCCATTCATTCATTACTTTATTTTTTACAAACACACGATCAACCAACTGAAATCTCAACATGCTCATCCAATAGTTAGTTTGAATTCCCTCACTACACCTGCATCGTATTTCACTCCTCTTTTGTTTTGCATATCTATATACTACTCTGAAAAGTGCTTCAGCAGCTTTCTGGTCTATAGCTGCAAATACCCAAATCTTGACTATGTCTTTTTTCTTTAGTTTCCTGAATGCAATTACACCTATTATATCTCTTTTTCTCTTAGCTACATATACTATTCCGTCTTTGAAGACGGATTTGTATAGGTAAGCCTCTTTATTACCGTCATTGGTGCGTAGCATGTTCAGAAAATAATTGATATCTGCGTGATGTCTTACGCTAGCTCTCTCTACATATACTGCCATGTTTCTTCAGCTTTCTCCAACTCTTTCTTAGCATTATTTGCCAATCTTACTACTTCTCTACCTCTTTCTAAAGCAGCACTGGAAATCCCTTTCAGGACTATCGCTGCCTCTCTCCAAGTTCCAGAATGTGGAGCATATTCCAGAAAATCTTCTTGACAAGGAGAAAGATAGTAGTACTTCTTTGAAGCGAGGTGTACTTTCCGGATGTATTCCCAACCAGCAGGGATAATTCTTCCTCCTTGATATGCTCCATTGTAAGCAGCCAGAGCCATATCCAGACTATCGTATCTCTCGTATAAAGTACTCAGAATCTTACATCCCCAAAAGATATTCGTTTCTGGATCTTTCAATTCTTCTGCTGAAGGTCTATCGTCTAAGTCCGGTATGACTTGCATCAAACCTACTGCTCCAGCAGAGCTGATTGCTATAGGATTCCAAGAGCTTTCTACCTCGATTATACCAGCTACTATCGGAGAAGGCAACTGGAAAGACGAGGAATATTTTATGATCAGACTCACATAAGGTATTAACAATATGTCCATATTTCTTCTCCTAATTTTTCCTTTCAAACCAACGTGCTTTAGCCCAGTCACCTACAGGAGCATAGATGATATACTGTTTATCTCGTCTTGAGGGGTGACGGTAAACTTGTGCTCTGTAAAGCTTACCGTCTACATTTACATCTACCTCTTTAGAAGCAGGCAAATATCCGAATTTGCTGGCTTGCTTCTCGAAGTAAGCTTCAGGATTCAAAGGAATCACATGTTTCTGTAACTCGTTTCCTATGATCCGCTCAGTTCTATTGAGGTCATAAGACGGAGTATCGTTGCTGGAAATTCCCAACAACTGCCCAATATTTCTTTCTTCTCCATAAGTCTGGATTGTTAGGAAGTATGAAGACTTTCCAGTAGTACCGATAACTTCTCCAGGGCTTACCTCTTTTTGCAATGCAACCAAAGGAACAACGTTATCAAATTTCAGAGATCCCCATTTAGCGTTGATCCATACACTTTGCTCTTCGATTCGATATACAGTTCCTGCTACAGGGCTTTTCACCTTAGTACCGTTTCCAAGATAGATAATTGCTGTGTACGTGCTGACAATCTGAGGACTACCTTCTATTTCTACTTTGTTAGGAATTACTATAGTCTTAGGGCCTTCCCATGTAGCTTGTCTTATCTGATCAGCACAGTATCTGATATCGAAACTATCCCATTGATTATTCTCATAATCAAGCAAGAAAATAGCTGTACCTTTTACTCTTCTATCCAATTCTCTGTGATACTGGACAAGCTGTGCTACGTAATTCTCAGGAGAAGTAACTTTCCTCCAACCATCATGAGGTTGTCCAGGAATAGTAGCTTGGTCAATACCACATTCAGATATCAGGATATCTTTGTCGTAAGGACATAGACAATGCCTACCGGCAAGCCAAGGCCAAGAAGCAAGAGGCCCGTTCGAATTCCAATACTCATGCAAGCCGATGAAATCTCCTGGCCTCATGAGATTTACTGCATCACGAAATTCAGGCCACCAACTGTCATTATCTAACCAAGTATGAGGCCACCCTACAGAGAAGTTGAAGATACAACAGTTCAACCCTCTTGCATGAGCTTCTTCCAGAAAGTAACAAGTATACTCATTCAAAGCTTTGCGATATTGCCTACCATCCCAAATGGGAGGTTCGTTGAAAGTCATCGCTGCACCAAGATAACCCATCGATCTCCAGTAAGCATATTTGGCAGCGTGACGTTGAGCCATAGCTCTCAAGTCAGCTCCAATTAGATTGAATTTCTCTCCACTATCCCCAACAGAACCGTCTACTTGAATCATTATCGTATTGGGAGACAATCTAGCCCATTCCTTTACTTGCTCTGCTGAAGTAGAAGATACCCAATACTTTATAGCTGAAGGTTGTGTATCTCGAATCAAATCTCTCACAAGACTCGGATCATGTCGAGGCAACGTGAAATAACCAGGTCTAACCATAATCATTTTCTCCTAAAGAATGTAGAACAGATTTACTGAGGCTACTAAAGCTATCATACTGCTAACAACTAAAGCTAGTATAAAAAAGGGGCCTTTTCCGAAGACTGGAGCTATTTGCATCTGGAGTTGAAGCCTTCTCCAAAGTAGCCAACTGAACAAGAAAAATACAAACGAACTCAATGTAAAGTCTAGAGCTATTATATCATAAACGAGATTGTTCGTACTCATCTTTCAAATCCTGAAACACAGCAGGCGCTACTCCTGATAAACAATACAAAACTGCTTTCGCTACTTGCTTTATTTCCCATTGTGCTCCTGGTTCCAGTAATCTCAACTGGATAAAATGTCTCCAACTCCTAAAATTCATTGTTACCACGATAGTAGTAGCTGTTGCATTGGGCAACACAAACCTGGCATCTTCCTTCTTGATTCCAAGCTCTCTCAACTTAGCATAAGTCTGTCTGCAATGCTCTACACAATCCTCAAATACTTCAAGAGCCTCTTCGTTATCTTCTATATCAGGAGGAACCACGTATCTATAATTTGTTTCATCAACGTATCTCTGGCTCTGTTGAGAATAGCTAGCTATGCGATGCCTTACCAGTTGATGCGAACAAGCTCTAGAAATTCCTGATATCTTAATAGTAGCGCTAGCATGTTCTAAGATACTCTCGTGTCCTTCCTTGATCCTGTTTTTCACAAACTTAGCAGGATTCTTCTTTCTGCTGGTACTCAAATAGCAAGTCCTACCAGCAGTCTCAATCAACTTTTCCGGATCTGGAGTAACAGCTAGAAGTTCTACTTTCATTTTTCCTCCTTATCGGTAAATACGACCAAGTCAACACCATCATTAGTACATATAATAGCTACATCATGACGAGCTGCGTGGCAAGCTGCACATCCGAAACTTTGAGCATCTTGGTAAGTAAGCTCAAATGGTACATCTCCAAGATAAGGTTCTAGTTGTCCACGAATCGCCTCAAGCTTGTTCTTGATTAGATTAGTTACTGTAGTATCAACTTCTATCTTCGCTCTTTCTCCACAATTAGGACAAGGCGGTACATCTGGACTATGCATCTGCATTATTCATTCTCCTCTTTAGTAATTCTTTCTATGCTTCTCTCAAATACAACTCTGTCTTGTTCCCTCGAAATCTTCCTAATTCTAGCTGCTACATCAAAAAGTACATCTTTCAAATCCTCCCTGATTTCAAAAATTGAAGTCTCAATGTCTTGTTCTAACGTTTCCTTCAAAGCCTTTGCATCATAGTTAGTATGTTTGAGCTGTTCCAAGAGAGCTTTGCTCCAGCTCTTCCTGCATATCTCTAGAATCTCTACTATCTCTTCTAGCCCAGGATTGTCTTTTATTCTCTCAGACAAATATTCAAAATCTTTCTCTTCCTGCTCAGTAAATTCTTCTCCAGATAACTTCTTAATATACAGCTTGGTATAAGTTTCGTCTAGAGCCTTAAGACATTCCACAAAACTGATATACACGACCGGATCTTCTGCTGAGATAGAGGTATTTAGTACTCTCGTAGTAAAAATTTTAGTCTTCTCATCATAGTCTACTTTTATTGGAATCCCTTTCTCAATATACCATCGTTCAGACAACTCTCCAACTAGGTCTCTTTCTGTTTGTAAATCTTCCATCCCTTCTTCTTGTCTCTTCTTTTGTTTTAGTAGATAAATTACTCCAAAAATAATTACTGCTAACAGCCCTAATCTTATAATCCAGATCACTTCACTTTGCTCCTTTCTTCAGTAAATAACGGTTTCTGACAATCTAAGACTTTTCCACAATTAGGACAAGTTGCTCTGTACCAGATGTACTTATTCCATTTCCTATAAATCTCCAGATTCATTTGGGTAGCACATTTGGGACAAAAGAACTTGATCATACCAAAACTCCTGGGGAGTAGAATTTGAGATTGAGGATTCTGATTCTGAATTGCATCTTGATTCAAGATACTACCTCAAAACTAGCAGACAAGCAAATTTGAGATTAGGCTCAATTTCAATAATTTTATCTGAGGTTAGACCAAACCTCTAGAATCAACGTAGTGCAAAGGAGAGGGCCCTCTCAGAGCACTTTTTAGATTTATAGTATAATTACCTAAAGCATAGAAATGCACGAGAAGCCCTCTCTCGTGCAATCTGTGAGCAGTTTGAGAAATGCTCCAGAGAATCAATCATCAAGAACCTCATTAATCGGCCAGCGTACAACTTCCCACATATCTTGTCCTCTCGCTTCTAGTTCAGCGACTCTCGCTTCTGCAAGCTCTTTAGTTGTCCAGATGCTTTCGACTTCTGCTGGATAATATCCATCATATTGAACTACCCATACATGTGTAAGCTGCATCTCTTTCTCCACTTGTCTTCAATAATTTTTAAAATTCTCTCTGCCTAGATTTCTAACTATTCACTCCAACGGTTATTCGACATCAATTAGTTTGTAATTAGGCGGTAGTTTACTTCCCCAAACATCGGTCATATCAGGATCGTCTGAAGCAATCAAGTAAAAGTCAAAAAGAATATCTTCGTAACGCTTTTGCAAAGCAAAGAGAAAATCATAATATGGTATTGAAATCTCATCTCTTGGAAAATTTGAAATAACCCAGACAACTAAGTAAGGGCCATCTATTTCCCATCCTAAGCCTTGTATTCCTTTGATGATTGCAAATTCTTCTAGAAGTTCATCAATAATCTTAGGAATGTTTAGTTTAATTGGGTCTATGTCTGGAAAAAGGCTTCTGAAGACTTCTTTATCTGGTATCAGTCTCCCTTCAGCAGCTTCCTTACGAGCTTCCTCTATAGCTTGCATTTCTTCTTTTGTAAGAGGTTCAAAATCCAGAAAAGCGTCCTCTAAGCTTCTTAGTATAGAATCATTCTGCTCTTTTTGCCAAATAGAAATAATGTCCATCATCTCTCTGAGAAGTTGCTTCTTTTCTTGTATATTCTGATACTTCCATTTGCGAGGATGCTTACCGAATTCGATAGCTTTATCCAGAATTTTTTCTATTTCTAATTCGAGTTCTTGCTTAGTCATCCTACCATTCTACCTCAACACTTACTGGAACTGCACGATTGTGCGATACAGCTTTCATTTCCAAATCTGCTAACTTCCAGTAAACTTCGCGTGTATGTTCATCTAATTCAACATAGATAATTATACTTCCGTCGAGCTTTACAGTAGTGCGTATAGATGTGATGAATGGAGCTTCACTCGCTAGCTCATAAAATTTATTCACTGCAAGAATCTGATCTACAGTCATGCTTTACTTCTCCAAATCCAGTAATCTGTAAATGTTCCCAAAAGGGTTGAAGAGGTCTCTGAGATTCACAAGCAATAGCCAAAGCTAAGCTTAGCTCGTACGGAATCTTAGCTCTAAGAGCAGGATTTCTAATCTTCTCTTTCCAAGGTTTTATCTTGACATGACTGATATCAGGAAAGAATCCCCACAAGTAGATAGGATTCGAAATCCAACGAGGTTGTCCTAGGACAGGCCGTAACCACTTGACTGCACCTTTGACATTCTCCACTACCCAGTACGTAGGCTTAGTTTGAGTTATGATTCTTCTTACTGCAAAGATACAATCCAAGTTCGGAGGTTTAGTCTGCTTCACATTACGGAAAGGAAGAAAAGTCCTACTGAATTCTGTGCAAGGAGGAGAAGCCCAGACCAGTAAAGGTTGTCTGCCTGTCCAAGACCACTTGCGTACGTCTGCTACTATGTCGGGGGAAAACTCGGGATTGTTATCAACTCGAATCACTTCCCACCCTCTGTCAACCATTGCTTGGGAAGCACCACCCAATCCGCTAAAGAGGTCAATCATGAGAGGCTTTTCTTCTGACATTTGTTTGTCCATTTACTCCCTTCGAATTCTTTTCTTTCAGTATACCAGAAAAACCAGAGAACGCAAAATTTGACTTTTAGCTCTTGAGCTGCTAACATCAACTCAGAAAGCTCCAAGAGGTAAGCTTTGAAACTCAAAATTACATAGAAAGGCTGTAGTACCATCAGCAAGACAAAACTGAAGGCCACCGTCTTTCAGGTGGCCTTCTAGCTTATATTGTATTAGTTAGGAGGTAACGATGGACGAAAAGACTATGTCCGATCAATTCTAATTCTACCATACTGAAACTCAAATGTCAAATCTTGATCTATTATACCACCTCCTGGACTTAGGTATTAGCGATCATCCTCTTGAGTGAATTACAGCGGTAGCTATGAATACAGTAACAAAAAAGCTAGCCCAAACAACAGTCATCACAGCGTACCAGCGTTCCTCAGCGTCAACGCCAAACCTTTCTTGAATACGTTCTCCTACCCAATCAACCAACTTATTCACGACCCAGACGGCACCGAACAGCACTACTATAGCGAAGAACACTAACACCCAAATTTTCAGAAATTCTACAACAAAAACCATGTTATTGCTCCTTGTTTTTTAGAGGTCTACAAGTTCTTCGAGAAGTTCTTTTCTTTTCTCAATTATTTTGTCTCTTAGCTTGCTAAAGTCGTTTGGCTCTATTTCTAAAGCGCAAGGATATTCTACTTGGATTACTACCTGATCTGGATTTAGCTCTATCAAGCTGTTCTTATCTTGATTAGTAGTATTAGTCATCGCTTCCCATCCTGGATATGATAGCTCTTCTTGCTTTCTCAGCACGATCAAGTTTCTTACAAAACTCTTTATGCTTCTCGAAATCCTCTTCATCAAAGAGAGGTTCACTGTATAATATTTCTTTGAGAATAAGAGCTAACACAGCACCGGCAAACATATAAACAAAAGCCATTCGACAATTATCCTCTTCTCTTTCGTGATTTGATTATACCTACAAAATCCACAACTAGCAAAATGGTAATACCGAGCAAGATTACTGTAAGGTTTTTCGGATTCATTATAGGGATAGGTGAAGTAACGCTTGCGTATAGAAGATAGGAAACGCTAACGAAGCTGATAAGCAGAAGTATCAGCATTGGTATCATCTTAGTACCTCTGTGAAATAACAGATTGTCAATCCCCAAGCGCAGAGAGAAAGAAAAAGAGTTACTATGGATTCGTAGATTGGTTGAGTAGTCCATTCGACAACTACATCAATAGCACCATAATTCACAAAGTTATCTCTGGTAAATCTTTTCTTGTTCATCCAAGTTGGAACAATGTTGCAAGCAAAAACGTAGACAAGATGAATCGGTATCCAGAAATCTATAACTTTTATTTCAGCAACCTTAAGGAGACAAGCTAACGATATCATTATGCCCATCTCGATAGAAGCTATAAACATACAATATCTTGCTTTTGGTTTTAGTTTCTTACCTCCAAAATATCTACGATCTACATAACATAGAAGCCAGGCTGGGATGTAAAGAGTAGCGAAGACAATAAAAAAGGTAGGAAAGAAACGGAGGATGGCTGACCAATTCAAATGTTGTAATAAAAAGATCATGTTCGTATTAACTCCTGAATAGTTATGCTATAATATTAACGTCTTTTAGCCCCCGTACAGACCTTCGGGTGTGTATGTGAAAGGCCGCTAACTTTGCGGCCTTTCTGTGTTTTCTGAGTGTAAAAGCTCACATATCTCAGCAGCTCTTTTCTTAGCTTTATCTAATTCTTCTTTAGTCCAAGGAGTTGTAATTTTGTATATGATTCTAATGTCTAAACCTGTAGGTGTATGCACCATCTTGAAATAATGCATAAAAGTTGATCCTGGTTTTATGAGCTTCTGATCTTCTTCATCAAAGTAGTGAGTGTAGAGTATTTTCCGGTAGACGGGTATCAGCTTTTTTGGTTTTGTGATATTTGCTAGAATGGTATCTCCTTGTACTTCTAGAATTCTTCCTTCCCACATCTCAAGTATGCAGAAAGTCTTTTCGTCATTCTCTTTCATAGTTCTACTTAATGTCTGGTGGAGGGAGTGGATCATGATCTTTTACTTCTAGTACTAACCGACCACAACCAAGAATCAAACGGCGTATATTCCAGAGAGCTTCGGCAGGATCAATCTCGTCTAGATGTTCACGACACCAATCTGCGTATTTTAAAGCATCTAAGATTTGAGCTTCACGCTCTTCATCTTTTTCTTGCAAAAGCTTCTTGTTCTTTTTGCTAGGCTTCTTGATGGTTTTCTTCTTCATTTCCCTTTGACTCCATTTGGCTATATATTTCTGTGTTATTGTCAGTGAAGCAGAATGTTACCCTGCACTTCTCGTTATAAATTCTATCCCAGACTATTCCAGTTCCTCCGCAAGTACGGCACATTTCTGGCTTGGTTACCAAAGTAATCCTTAAATTATCTATGTCATAGAATCCTCCTGGCACTAAGCCACGTCCGTTGCAGACTGGACACACGTGAGGTCTTGATTCCTGTCTATACCACATTCTATCCTCCTTTATTACTTTTACAAGCGAACATATTATTGTGAGTTGTTATACGCCTTCGAAGAAAATGCTTACGGCTATCGTAATGAGGCTTGCAGCGAAGAGAGTAGGCATCAGAATATTAAATAGAAGGTTGACACGGCGAGACCATTCTTCTCCCCAACGGAACTCAACCAGTTCTACTATCCAATCCATTGAATCTGGCAATATGTCTACAAAGAAAACTACTGCGATACTGGCAATCCATGTTATTAGGAATGTTTTTAGTACTGTCATTGTTACTCCTTTCTTTTATTCACACTATTGATGTCTTAGAGTTTAGTTCAGTTATTTCTTCTATTTTAAGTGGTTTACAATCCTCGGTTTCCTCTACTGGTTCATAAGTCTTACGGAATATCTCGTCTTTGCAAGGATATTGTTCTCCGTTGATTCCAGTTATAAGCCAGTCTCCTGGCTCTCCAACCATATCTCCCTCCAAGGTATGGATTGTTACTTTACGGGTTAGTCTGACTGCATCTACTACTACCGGTTTCTTCCTGTACTTGGCCATTATTCTATCCTCAATTTACTCTTCTGGCAAATCTGGCATAGGCATCCAGTGAGTAATCCGTATCTTCTCGTCATAAGAGTCGAAATCATAAGGTCGTATGCCGTATAAATCCCAAACTAGTTCCCAATCATTAGTGTAATAGTTATACCAGCCTATGTCTATTTCCCTCTCACCGTTGGGTAGCTGTAAGACTACCAATACGAAATCAGATAGCCATGACAGCTCTCCGTCGATTATCTGGTCTTGTGGAGGTAATCTTTCTTCTACAAGAATCCACTTCATGTTTACTCTTCCTTTTCCTCTTCTTCGTCTTCGACTTTGATATCTAACTGTTCACAGAGATCAAGAACCTCCCTAGCAAAAGCCGCAGGCCAGTCTTGCTTGAGTTCTACTTTCTGCTTGAGGAAAGTAACCAAGTTTCGATCCTTGATTTCAATATTCCATTCCTTGCTAGTATCACGCCAAGTAAAGCCTGTGGAAGTAGATTGTAAACCTATTTCTTTACTCTCCTCATCTGACATTTCTAATAAATCAATTAGTTTTAGAGCTTTGTTAATAGTTCTCAAATCTCCTTGTACTTGATTCATAAGCATAAGTAGTTGTAACCTTTGCCATGTAGTAAGATTCAATTTCATGTTCTAATACTCCTCTTTTTCTGTAGGATATCCGTTTTCAGCGCACTCCCAGTATAACTCAATACCCAAATCGTGCGCAAGTTTGTCGAAACAAGAGGGACAAAGAAGCCCGTTTTGTTTCTTACCGGTGATTCTAGTCCAGAGTCTATCCGGTGCTCTCCAAACAGTTGAGTAGAGTTTACCGTAGTTCTGACATTGCTCGCTCATTGGTCTAGTTTCTATTTTTTTCTTCGAACTTGTGGAACCCTACATCTCTCACTTCATCTTCTGTTACTTCATACGCTTTTCCTTTTACTTCCTGTATCTCAATGTAACGAGGCTTGCCTTCCCATTCCCAAGCGTTTCTCCTTATTCGGTTGAGAATAGCCTCAATCGCTTCATTTGCGCTGTTAGCTCCTGAACCTGGTGACAAGAAACTTTCTATAGAGCCTATGACTCTTCCCTTATTATCTAGCTTGATGAATTCACAACGCCAACGACCATTATTGTGTCTAAGGCACCTATTCACTACCAATCTCATTTTTATAGCCCTCCCGTATATATCCCACCAGCGAAGTTCAAAGAAGCGGTTGATTTGTTCAAATCGCCTGCGTAAGTTCTGGTTGGATCTATCATCCAGTGATAGAGCCCTGTTCTGTCTATATCCAAATCAACCTCGGTGCTACTTACATCTTCCACTAGGCTGGTATAAATCTGGCCCCAGCTTGTAGCCGAAAAACTTACATCAGTCACTATCCCTGCCGAACTTGATGCTCCTGTAGCAGTACCTAAATCAAATCTAGTATCAGCTCGGATTACACCAGCTACGTGAAGATGTTGTTGAGGTTCTGTCCCAATACCAACAAGACCGCCAAAATAGTTAGGAGCATTACCGTCTTGATAGATGCCATAATCTACGTTGCTCATCTCATTCAAGTAGATCATATACGTATTGCCAGTTACAGTACCATCAGCATCTACTTGTAGATATAATCCGCGGATATCGCCATCTACGGTGTTAGCTGCCTCCTGATCCACCCAGCCGAACAAAGCTATTGCATTGTTGGAAACAGTACCGGCATCTAGATTGGCAAAAGCACGCAGAGCTTCGACGTTGGCTGTAACAGTACCACCTTCAACTTGAGCTATCGAGCGTATTCCGTGTAAGTTTCTTGTACCTGAAACAGCATTACCGACACTACCGTTTTGAAGCCTTGCCCAAGCATCTACACCATAAGTATGGCCTACCTCGCCACCCGATTGGTTGATTATCAGATAGTGAAATGAGCCACGCATGATATGGTTGTAGTTTGAAGCTCCTGCCGTCTTTGTTGCCTCAGCTCTAATGACACTATGACTTGTATCGGTATTTAGCGCGCTATTGTAAACATGCATTTTGGCATTAGTACTACTGGCACCGGAACCAACAAGCATGGCTCCCTCGATGGCAAGAGTGTCAGGAGAATACAGCACATTCGCAGCGCTGCGGTACAATTGTGTATCACCACCAATAAGAATACCCGCAGAAGAACCTTCTGCTCGCAGTTCTAACTGACCTGTTGGCGCTAAGCGCATCCAATAATTACCCTGCACCATGAAACGAATTCCGTTGAATTCGCCAGTACCAGGGCTCATATCTATTCCACACGACCCGTCTGCGTCGTAGGAATAAAGATGAATGTAAGCGTACCCGCCTTCGGTACCACCATTGCCGAGAGAAATACGAGAATAATATTGAATATCCCCTTGCCCTTTAGTTTCTAAGGTTAGGAATCCGAGCTCGTATTCTCTGTTGCGGTTTACGATCAGCGATAGTTCCGGCCCTCCTGAGCCATAAAACCCTCCAGCAATCCGTGCTACCTCATTGCCACCAGGTGGATCTACTTGAGAACGCCAAGCAATGGAATTGTATGCGTCAATGGACTCAGCAGTACCATCGAATGTTAAGCCTGTGCTGTCCAGTACTCCTTGGCCTCCGCCAAACATTGCTCGGCCGTCGCTACTGCGAATGTAGAATTGCTTGGTCGTGGCATCGCTGTAACCGGCGATCTCATCGCTGTTTATTTCAATGCGGGCGTCGCTAGGCGTGCCTATCAGGATGTGCCCTCCATCAATGAAGACTTCGCTAGCGCTGCAAGATCGCCAAGGAGACGCATAGGAGCCACGCTCCAGTTGGAAACAGTCAAACCTGAAATAACCGCTTGTGTCACGAATGTACACATCTACGACAACTTTATTACAGTTAGAATCGAGGGTTGCAGTCACACGAGCACGTTGATAATTGCCATTTCCTGTGTTCAGCTCAAGGGTAGCGCGAGTAGCCCTAAGCCAAGTAGTATCTTGGTACTCGACAAGTCGGAGCGAGTGCAGGGGATTCGTAGTTCCCTCACTGTTGCTCCAAGAGCAGTAATACACGCTGAGCGTATATGTTCTACCACCTTCTACTGGAAACTCTTGACGGATGTATTTAGTCGTTTCTAGCTCACCGCGTATATAACCGCTTCGAGGCCCGTAGTAATGTTCCCCCCAAGTGGAGACAGTTACCTCGCTGCCACTAAGAATCCAATAATCATCTCCGAGTGAAAAGTCGCTATTTGGTATTAAGTTACCGCTACCTTCGCGTACTTCGCCTCCAGTTACCGTGATAGAACCGACAACAGTAACATCTCCATCAGCGGTTACTGTAAAGTTCTCATTTCCTGCTCCCGCACCAAGCCAAAATAAGTAATCGCTACCAGATGCAGAAGGATCAATCCTTCCTCTTAGTGTTCCGCTAGAATCGTAAATATTGAAGTCTACTCCATGTAAAGTGAACTCAGTACTTCCATCAGAGACTTTACGATATGCTGTGAAGTATTTCTTACTTCCAGCGCTAAGATCACCTATAGCAATACCATAACGTTCGCTATTGTCACCAAGAATTCCTTGAAGATTACCAAATTGAGTTTGTGTAAGCCAATCTGATATTCCTGAACCGGTACGGCTGGTTACTCTTACATAAGGCCCTTCATCATCTGTACTTCCTCCAACAAGGAGTACCCAACCGCCTTCGTCGTCTCTTCCCCATTCTGTTACTGCGGTACCTTCTCCCCAAGCGCAAAGTGCACCGCCAGCATAAGTTGATACATTTCGAGTTACTTTGTATTGATATCCTTTGTATTCTTCATCCCAAGTTCCATTTACAGCATCGGAGATAACCTTCATCCATTCTACTTGAATCAAGAGAGGATCTTCTAGACTTACTAGTGTTTGCAAACGTAACCAAGAGCCTACAGCAAAGACAGGATCTTCCACAATAATAATATTGTCGCCGGTGTTTGCTGTAAGGGCTTTCTTCAAAGGAGCTGCGTTTGTTACCATGAAATAACCGTTGAGTGCATTAACTTCTTTGTATGTAAATGTAGTAGCATAGAGTGCACCACGGATAAATGCAGAGTTGAACTCAGCTCTTCCGTCCCAAGTAATCTGCCAGCCTTGTCCATCAATCCCTGAGACAAAGTTACTGGACATTAAATCGCCTTCGTTATTGGCTATAATGCGGGCATTGCCTTGATAATCTTCTAATCTCCAGAGGTGGTTGGTCTGATTCTGTAGTGCTCGAACTACTATACCTCTCTGGTCTGTCTGAGCCGGTCGTACGACAAGTCCTGCGTTATAACTGCTTAGATCAATTCCCGAATTGATACCAACTTGATCTGCTGAAGAATCAACGAATAATGTATCTGTATCTACAGCAAGATTTCCAGATATTGCACCAGAACCTTGAACATCCAGCTCTGTAGAAGGAGTTTTACCGATACCTAGCTGAGTATCTACGACTAAAGTGTCAGGAGTTCTTAGAATATTAGCTGCGCTACGGTATAGCTCTACATCAGTTCCAAAAGCTATACCTCCAGCAGGAGTAGTATGTGTAGCAAGTTCTATCCTGTGATTAGAGTCGGTTGTACCTAAACTAAGATTACCATCTATTACAAAGCTGTCAGGTGTTCTTATAGTATCAGTACTATCTCGATATAATTGAGTATCTCCACCAATAAATAAACCGTTGCTTAGACCTTGTCCAGTGATTGTGATGGAATTGCTTGCTACTAAGTCTGGTAGGTTTAGAGTACCAGTCATTGTATCGCCAGTTACGTTTACATATTGATCGTCGAAGAGGTTGATAATTCCAGAAGAAGGCAAGCTCAGAACTACTCTTGAATCGTATGTCCCTTCCATATACAGAGTGAGAACTACGTCATTTCCTGCACCGGTAACATTGGCATAGATTTTTAGAACTATGCGATCTGTAGAATCTAGAGTAATATCTGATTGTTTGATTGCTGCGAGAATGTGTTGTACTGTATCAACAGTTATTTCATCGCTTTCATTACTGGTAATTAGCAAAGTTTCTGTACCAGATTCATCTCTCTTGAATAACTTCCAGTAAATGTTAGCTGTTTTGTTTCCAGTCTTCTTTAGGTAGCAAGTTAGAGCATAAGTTCCTGCTGACATTTTTTCTAGACCAGGATAACCTGGCTCAGTTACGAATGACCAGACTAGTTGATCGTTGCCTATTCCTAGAGCAGGAGAAACCAGAGTTGAAGTATCTTCTTCCGTATCTTGTGATGCTAGCTTGTAATAGCCTGAAACATCTGAACTAGAATCTGTGAGATAGAAATCCCAAGGAGTGACGCTAAGAAGTACAGCAGGATCAACTTCTACTTTGTAAGTTTCATTGTCTCCTGCGTTTTGTATAGAAAAGTCAATACCAGGCCCTTCTTCAACCTTATCATTGAGAAATCCAGGATAAGCGTCTCCAGCACTTACCGCTACTTTCCTATCTGAGGAAACAACTGTGCTAGAACTTACAGCTCCTGAGCTTACTACTACGCTAGGCCCTGCTTGAGCTTTATTCAAATATTTTCTTAGATTTATGCGTCTAATAGCATCATTCTTAGGCATAACCTATCACCCACATTCAGTCTCAGTCAATGCATAGTCCTCGAAGGCTACATAAGCACCAGTAACAAAGTATTCCATTCCGTAAGCTAACCAAGATATTGAGTCTAAATCCAAAGTTTGCAAAGCTGAAATCGTATTTCCTGATGAATCATATTCTATCTTTGAATCACCTAAATCATATGAGAATAGAGGATCTTTCCATACTCCGTTTTCGTCTACAAGATCTGTAGTTCCATCTGCTCTTGTAACTGACTCTATCCTACCTTGACCTATCCACCTTAACCATCTGTGTCTATGAAGTATTTTATACCTGTTCAAAGTAGTTTCAATTACGTACGCTCCTCCGATTGTTCCACCATGATCTCTGGTTATTCCACCAGCATAATCTGCTTCAGAAAACATCCAAGTAGTAAGAGGATGCCAGGAATAAAGAATGTAATCTCCGTTATTTAGATTATCTATGTCATCACAAATAAGATTTAGTTGTGCTGCTGTCGGTTGATCCAAATAGCTGAATCTAGGCATTGGAGATGTTCTACCGTCTCCAGAACTTCTGAGTTGTATAGACAGATCTGTTAGAGATATCTTAGGGTTATTGTCAGTTTCTGCATCGTTTTTGATTCCAATATAAACTTTATAAAGATTTCCAGGTGTCATGCCTATAGTGGTTAGATCAAAAGTCTCTGAGTATGGATAAGGAGTCAAACCGTTAGTTATTGAAGAATCTATAGTACGGAGAGTATAGTTGAAATCTCCTCCTCCGGAAAAAGTGGTAGTGTTATCTTGATCGAACGAAGTTATCTGAATATTAATACTGGCATCAGTACTAGTAGTAGCAGTAATACCTTCTACTAAACCTTCTACAGTTAGTTCTCCCATACCTAGATACCTGAACACTCCGTGATACATTCCTAAATAGCCATCTGCTTGGTGATGCTCTAATTTCTGTAAGTAAGCAGAATCAAAAGGTTTATCCGCTCTGTACTTTAGTTTTTCCTGGTTACTTAGTATTGTGTTGAAATCAGTTGCAGTCGGTATTATTCCATCATCAAAAGTAGGATTAGTGTCTAGGCTTTGTTCCCCGCCAGACAAAGCAGCATAGAATACCCAGATACGATAGGTTTCTGTATTTGGATCATCTATACCTGTTACATAAAACCTAGCTCTGAAGCTTTCGTCTTGCATCTCATAACTTGAAATATCATAAGTATTCCATTGGGTATTATTGAAGAAAGCATTATCTGTAGTTCCTGCTGCTACAGAAAAAGTCCAGGAATCCAAGGTTTGCCAACCATAATTCTCAGTACCAGGAGTTTTAGCCCAGATTTGTAGAGAAACAGTTACACCTTGAGTAGATGAACCGCTATTTTCTAGCCTTACTCCTGCTGAGAAATGGAACTGTGTATGCTCTGATCTGTAGGTAGTGACTCCAGTCCATCCCCAACCAGGAGTACCAATGTTATGTCCTTCCCAAGTCTTTTGTTTGAAGAGATAAGTCTTAGCAGTTGCTACTCCGTAGAGATAATTATTTCTATCTACAAGCGGATTCATAAACGAATCAGCACCAAGAACTTGTCCGGTTTGTACTGTGCTTAGATATCTCCACTCCATTTACTTCTTACTCCTAGTAAGCTAATTTACCATCTTCGTTGTTCAAATGGGATGTACCGACTACAAAGTAGTTTGAAGTATCGAACATATTGGATGCTATTATGCCACCTACTTGCATTTCCATGTTAGGTAAGGAATATCTGATTTCTGTTACATAGAAGTCTGCATCTAGTCCTAGATGACTAGATTGCACAGTAATCAAATCTCCTAGTTCTAACAAAGGATTAGGCTTGAGCCCTGTTATCTGTACCGTTGCTAAAGGAGTAGTGATGTATCTGTTCTTGGACATATTAGCCAAAGCTTTAGCATGTTCTTCAGTTTGTACGTAGAAGTTTGTTTGTAGCCTATACACTCTGTCTACTTGAGCTGTATCTGTTTTATACTCTGAATCTGCTGCTCCTATTACAGGTATTCCATCAATGTCAAACTGGGTTAGGTAAATAGTCTCATTCTCGTTTGTATTTTCTATTGTCATATCCCAATGTTCTGCGTATCTATATCCATCGTCTATGTCTGGAGTACTGCTGTTATTGAATTGGATGTAATCACTCATATCCCTTCCGTCTGCACTCAAAGCCATAAAAGTAACTTGAGTAATATGGCATACTGGTTGATCAAATCTGAAAGTAGTTTCTACTTGACCGTTTATCCCGTTGTATTTATTAGGTATTATTAGAGTCCTGTCTAGAGAAAATACATTATCTACTTTTCCTAGATATCTGGGTTGGAACGGTACGTAGACCTCGTCGTATTGATTGATTCTGCTGGATGTCACTAAGATGTTGGTACACATGTCTTCAGTAACAGTCCATTGAGAACTTTGATGTTCTGAATCTATCGCCAGGTAGAAAGGTGGCCAGTAGTGAATCTTACCGTCTTCTCCTGCATAAACTATTCCACCTTCACTAGCTGCTGCTTCTATTGCTTGTTCCAGTACCGCTTCGTCATCTAGCCAGAGAAATGGAATTGTAAAGAGTCCATATCCATGCTTTTCAAAATCCATCCCTGCTACAGTACTGATCACGTATTCCAGCCATTCATCTATCCTCATATAAGTCTTTAGAGGAGTAGAAATACGCCTCTGTTGTAAATCTGTACCACCTATATCTCTGCACATTATATGCAATGTTTTAGTCGAGTCTTGTTCTGTAATATTGGTTATTTTCCCTAGGAAAACTAATACTCTAGATGTACCGTAGAAACCTATTTCTAGCTTGACTTGTTTGTCGTACAAGTTATAGTTCTCTTTGAATCTACCGTAAGTTGCATCATTGTCTAATAAGTCAAAAGTTAGTTCTGTGCTTGTCTCATTACCTAAGGTCATAACTGAAGCGTTGTTATTCTTTAGTTTTGCTGCATAAGATACATTTGCTGCTGGAACCTCTACGAAGTTACTAGTACCTGTAAGATCTATATAAAGCTTAGATATTACTCTAAAATGAGTACCATTGACTATATTCTGAATTCCACCAGGGTCAGCCCTCATATAACGATCCTCAATTCCATATTCATGTTAGTTTCCCAGTACTTATTTTAGCAACAACTTTGTATCTTGGTGGCATATCTCTAAGTGTTGTTATCTTTAGATCTATAACGTATCCGTTATAAGTAGTTCCTTCAGCGTTGCTACCAAATTCTATAGTTACAGGCATAGTCTGATTATAAGCCTGCTCGAACAGAGTTCTCTGAGAATCAGATAATATATCCCAAGTATATGTATAGATTTTTCTGTAGCTGCTTCTGGCAGTAATTGTTCTTAGATTATTAGCCTCAGTAAATTCGTTTACAGTACCTTCAATTCTCTCTTCGATATTAGAAGGCAAAGGCAACTCTACTGAACCTATAGCCATATTATTAGCACCAACAGCCATCACTCACTCCTAAGTAGTTGTATCTACAGCTACAATGTCGAAAGATACTGAGTAGTAATAAGTATCTGAACCTCTTGTCAAGTAGCTACATCTCCAATTCTGAGTATAAGCGTAATAAGGCCCAGTACCTTCAAGAGGTTGAAATTCTACTAACTGGAATCTAGCATTTAGATATTGTGTTTCCAGAGTGCTCTTGTCTGAAGCATTTATAGGTTCCCATTCGTAATGGTATGTCCTTAGCTTCAAAGGACTCTCGTAGATTAAAGGAGCATTGGTAATAGTATCAACTACAGAGCGATTTGATATTTGTAACACTGGTGTTTCTCTCTTAGGAGCAGGTAAGGTTACTCCATTCAGTAATACGCTCATCTACTTTTTACTCCGGAATATTTCCAGGAATTCCTTCCTCTCCAGGAAGATTTCCTCCCTCTCCACCACCACCTTCTTCAGGCGGTTTAGCAGCGTTTCTAAGAGCATCCAACAGAGCTGAAATAATTCTAAAGTCACCGCTTATTATTGCATCTGTAACATAACCTATAAAACCAGCAGCGAAGAAATCAGCAGCTTTTTGAACTTGGGTTATATTATTCTCCACATCAGAGAACAAAGAATCAGCTAATACTCCCATGTAGCTAGCTTGTTCTAAATCTGTTTTTATAGTAGACGTAATCATATCAGAAGTCTGCAAGATAGCTTGAGCTTGTGGGCTAAGCTTTACACCTAGAGCTTGTTGTACCATAGCTGAAGTTACATCTAGACCAGCTTCTTTTGCTTTCTTCTTAGCAGTTTCGATAATTGCTGCCCAGTTGGCTTTGCTTGCAACTATTTCCTCTAGCCTGGCAAGGAATCCTTCCCAGTTTATAAGCTCAGGATGCATGCCCATGTCAAACTCATGAACTAACTGTGCAGCCCAAGCTCTAACTGCATCATTTCCTCTAGCAATTACTTCCGGAGGAGGTTGATACATAGCAGCCCAAGGAGATTCCATACCACTTTTGACTATGGTTAGAATTCTTCTCTTTGCTTCATCCCAGACATCACGTCTACCGAATCCTGTCTCTTGTGCAAAGTTTCTTCCCATCTTGTCATACGCAGTAGTCATTTCATCCATCCACTGCGTAAAGTCAAACGTCATTGTAGGTTCTAAGGCTTCCTTTATTAAACCTTCCCAACTCTTGATAAGATTTTCTATCTCTTTCTTGGCATTGCCAGCTTTCTTAGGCAAATATCCTAATTGCTGGTTCACTCCTTCTACAGCATCATCTAATTTCTTTGCACCTTCAGCAGACTCTTCAACTTTAGGTATATTTACAGTTAAAGCATCGGTACTCTCTTTTAAAGTTTCAACAAACTGACGTTGAGTCTCCATAGCTTTTCGTCTAGCTTCGTTTGCCTCTTCTTCAGCCTTTGTCCTTCTTGCTAGCTCTTCCTCAGAACGAGTCATGCCTTTCCTTATTTCGCTGATATTGTGTCTAACTTTATTGAAATTATCTATTGCTTCCGATACATCTGGAAGGTGACCAGGGAAAGAATCAAAAACTTTATATAGCCCCCACAACCTGTCTTCGAAGGATTTGGTAGAATCGGTTACTTCTCCCCATCCTTCCTTGAATTGGCCAAAATCAAAAGCTAAGCCAAGATTGGTCATCATCTCATGAAGGGTTCTCACCATATCGAATATGTTGTTAATTATGCTCACAAGCTTTTTGAAATCTTCTATTGCAGAGGCTACAAAGTTCCTAATCTTGACTAACCAATAAGCAGTCTCACCAGCTACTTTTACTGAGATTTCGCCAAATGATTGTTTTCCTTCAACTTCAACTGAATCCAAGTTATCTATGACATTTCCTAGAATCATCGAAGCTACTGTTGAGATTCCGTTGAATACTCCAGTAACATAAGCAAGTATTCGCTCAAATACGTTTACAGCTACTCTTCGAACTTTCTCCCAATCTATGTTTTCTAGTTTCTCAGAGATGGTATTAGTAATAGTTGTAACAACTGCAAGAATTCTAGGAGCTATATCTGAGAAAACACCAGTAATAGCTTCTCCCAAACCAGACATACTATTAACTAAGTTAAGTAGACTATCAGTAACTACTTCAAAATCAATCCCTGCTAAAGCTCGTTTGAATCCTTCGGCTAGCGAAAGAATTTTTTCAGCTAGCACACCTAAAACTGGAGTAATAGCTCTAGCCAACGGTTCGAATATTTCGCTGCTAAGGGCTTGATACGCAGATTTGACAGCATTAGCTCCAGCTGTTAAACTTTTCTCATAGATTTCTACCGAATTAGCACTAGCTTCAAGAATTGCATTATTCGCAAGCTGAATAGCATTAGCCCTCGTAATCTCATCGCTAACCTTACCAATAGCAATGCCATACTCTCTCAACGAAGCAAGGTTCTGATTTCTTGTTCCTATAGCTGAGGTGTAGATTTTAGCTGCCTCAGCTTCTGTTATATTCAGCTTTGCTGCTAGAGCATTTACTACTTCTAAGTTATCAGACGTAAGCAAAGAGGATTTAGCCAGAGTATACATTGCTTCGCTTACATCGTCAACAGGTCTACTGAACTTGGTAGCATAAGCTATAGCACTTTCCCAGATTTGATTACCTTTTTCTAAATCTCCAACAAAAGTTAGTAGTGAAGTTTTAGCTTCATCTACAGCAGCTCCTGTTTCGAGAAGCTTGGAAACTAATGCTCCTAATCTTTCTCCTAAAGATCCTAATACTGACAAAACACTTTGAACTACATTTCCTAGTAAACCGATTGCGCTAGTTACTAATCCTATTACTCCCTTGACAGCAGCAAATGCAGCACCAAGCGCTAGGCCAGCGCCTACAAATCCTAGTGATGAGGTAGTAGCAAAGAGAACGCTCATAGCCATCCCAAGGATAGAGCCTTGTGCAGCAGAGCTAAAAGCCATGATCCCTTGCATCACGTGACCTAGTCTGCTATATATCATCATCTGACCACGCTGTGCTTGTTGTTGCTCTCTTATTGCTTGTTGTTGTGCTCTTTCTGCTGTTGATACTTCTCTCATTGATTGTGCAGCTTCAGCTGCTTCTTGTTGCAACTTGTTGAATTGCTCTGCTTGTGCTTCGAGAACGCTATACATCTCCTCAGCTACTTTTCTGTAGTTTCCAGTCTGTTGCATGAGATTCTCTAGTTCTTCGGCAGCTTCTGGAGGTACTTCGTAGTCTCGATAAATCTTGGCAATATCCTTTCCGCTTTTGACTAGAGCTTCTTGTATTTTCTGAATCCTGCGCATGTTAGTTTCGAGATTTCTAGGCGTGATTCTGGTGAAGTTCTTCCCCATCTGAATTATGGCATCTTCCAATTGTTTGACAGGTTGTACAGCTTTCTTCAGTTCTTTGGACAGTCCAACATCTTCCAAGTCCTTTGCCATCTCTTTGATGGAGGAAGAGAAATCTTTTATTTCAGGAGCTTTGACAGCCCATTGCTGACTAGCAATCTTCTTGGTTTCGAGAATACGTCTTTGTATGGCATTTAGATCTTCTTTTACTTTCTGAGCATTGCTTTTGAAATTAAAGCTAACAGTATAATTAGTAGCCATAAAACACTACCTGATAAACATAGTAGGATTGAGATTTCGAAGAGTCTTGTTTACGACATATTCTACATCATCTTCAGTTAGTCTTTGAGATGCAGGTTTACCTTTGATTCCCTTCCTGCGTATTGTTTTGATAATAGCTTCAGGGGGAAGACCTCTGTACTCAGCCCATTGCCTTACTCGTTCTTGAGCCTCTCTACCAAGTAGTATTGCACCTGTTCCTTCTTCAATTACAGGAACATACACTTCCAGAGGTCTCCCTTGTCCCCCTCTGCCAGGTTTAGGCCCAATCGTGAGATTACCATTACCTTCTGGTGTGATGTTTTTGTTTAGAGTAGAAATACTTCTGTACAAGGCACCAGTAAACCTGAAAGGGTAGACCATATCCTTGATATGTTTTATGGTCTCCCTCTCTAAATTATCTATTGCTTTTGTAAGATCAATAATAGGCAACTTGCCAGATATTTCTACATCTACTTCAATCATCTAAAGAGTCCTCTTTCTATGCTTCTGCTTTTGTCTTTCCCTCTTGATTAATCTCTTATCAGCTTCTGCTCTTACTTCTGAATAGGTAAGAACACATTGAATGGCGTAGCTAGGAGTTCTCATGACTTCTTCAAAAGTCCAGCCTAGCTCCTTCATCAGCATTCCCTCTATAAGCCAGGGTTCAGGAGCCAGGTCAGGCATATCTCCACAGAGCCATCTTATCGCTTTGTTTTTGTCTTTAGCTTTTTTTGGGCACTACCTCTTGGTTGCTAAGCTTATCTGTTATGTGATTTACCAGAATAGCAGGTAGTTTCAGAATCGAATTCTCATCTTCTTTAGGTATTGGTAACTTCTCTCCTGTTTCTGGATCCTCTAGGTTCCAGTCGATGATAGTCTGCTTCAACAAGTCGAGGAATGAAGAATCGTCCTCAGGATTATCAGGAAGACTTCTGATAGTAGCATACGGAAGAGCTTGGACAGGAAGAGCTTCTACCCACTTTCCCTTTAGACCAAACTCATCCAGTTCGATCCTGAACTTCATTCTCTCGACAAATTGCTTCCACATATTCTCTACTCCTCTTTGGAATAAGTATTTGGGTTAATTCATCCTTATGCTTCTTTAGCAAAATATCAACCTGCTTTAGCTGATGAATGAGCAAGATGTCATTTAGCGTTCCAGCAGGATAATAAACTTCTTGACCTATCCTTGAAGGTTTAGGTATAAGATTCTTTTCAGCCCAGTAGCGTAACTGTCTTTCAGTTACTTGTACTCCTAATTCTCTAAGTATGCCTAACAGTTCTTGTCTAGACAATGACATTTTTTGTCAGTTCCTGTTCAAAGGTAAAGCCACTATTTTGTGGCTCTACCTCTTAGTACTAGTAGCTTGAAGTATTATTTGCAAGTATTACTCTACAAGGGCCAGAGTCTGTAGTATTAGATATACATCGCCAATTTAGCGTCAGTCTCAAGTCAACTTCATCCCTGCTAATCTCAGCAGGTTCAGAGCTAAACGATACGTTGCCAGATGTGAAAGTAAACGTATTAGTACCACTTGTGAATGTCACGTCCATCGTAGCTGTAGTGTTATTCAAATAACGGTTGAGATCGTCTGCACTATCAAAGATAATTACCATGTTTCCAGCAGCTTCCATAGGCCCAGCATAGATGCTATAAGGAGCTTGAGTATTAGAAGCTGTGTAAACAATGCTTGCTTCCCTGGTAAGGGTAGCTTCGAAAGTAATGACTTTGGCAAAGGAAGAGCTATCAAGTTCGATAGAAGCTTGCCAACCGATGTACGGATCATCTGTCGAAGCTGCCTCAACAGATAGCGTAGACGTGGTGTAATCCTTACCGACTAGACTAGCAGACCAGTTTAGAAAGTCTTCAGCAGCATTGAACGTGATGCCAAACTCTGACACTCTTAGTCCTCGCATCATCAGAGTCTGCACACCATTTTCATCCAAGATTGCTAGCGATGTCGGATCTTGAGCCATAGTGAAAGTGTGCGTGTAAGGAGTCTCAGTTCCAGACGTAGTTACACTACCAAACAAGCCAAGCAAGACGTAACCGATCTCATCAGGATAGACATGACCTTCTACATCAAATTCTACCCTGAAGACACCTTGGTAGATACCAAAGTCAGCACCAAACTCTCCACGCAAACTCTGGTCTCTGAGAAGTTCATAAGTTATAGGACTGTAGGAAAAAGGTTCGATGGGAAGGTTTATGAATGTAGTTGCTCCACCGCCCCATGAACTCTCTTTATTTATTCCCAATTTAGACAAAGCTGAAAGTACCATTTAAACCTCCAAGGTTACACGTAAGAGATAGTCTTTATCTCTCTTACAGTAAATGTTATAGTTACATGATAACACAACCTATCCGCTAATGCTGCAAGTTCTGTTTCAGCACTTGGTGGCATCAGAATATAATTTCCACCAGAAAGTAGAGATATATTCTTAGCCAATTCAAACAAAACGTTGTCTACAAGCGTATCAAAAGCTGAAGCAGTAGACATTGAAACAAAACCATCTATAGCTACTGTGTTATCAAAGAACACTCTTTGTGAAGCAGCTCCTTCTCTGATTATTTCAGCTCTACGCCTACTTATAAACCAAACATTGATACGGTTATTTGAATCGAGTGCGTAATTGGTTATGAATTGATCAAGAGTTGGCGTAGGAACTGGATCTGTAACTACGTTTTCTACGTCAGATACGTTTCCTAGTATTGTCGCTACATTAGTAATAATTTCATCAATCATTCATCAATACTCCAATCAGTTATGCCGTAGACTGCATTATAGTCTGTAAGCTTAGGCATTGTTTTTTGCTGATATAGAGCAGCAGGAGCAGCTCGTCCACTAGCAATATCTATTCCAGTTCTAATTGTAAATGTGCTCATGAAATTCTTTCTAGCGTTTGTATATTCGCTAGATTTAGTTCTCCACACTCCAGACAGAGTGCTAACAACATCATCTATTGAACCTGCGTATTTAGCTGCTAGCTGGTCACAAACTAAAGCAGCAGCCAATATAGCTACTGACTCAGCATCGTAATCCGATAGAGTATCCTCAGTCCACAATGCAGTATAAGAGAGATTGAAGTCATCCTCTATCGCATACTTGAACTTAAGTTTCTTTCCTGTAGGTGTGTAGTAGATATTATAGTAATCTGTTGATAGGATTTCAGGTGGATGCTGATTCAGAGGATATTCGATTTGAAGTATCTTACTAAATTGGTCTACCCAATTATCCGGCAAGTCAAAATCATAGGTAGATGAACTTACGGTGTACTTTTCGGTTATTACTCTGGGACTATATCTTGAAAACACGGCAATAGCGGAAGTAACATAAGAAGCAACTGTTACTCCCTCAGTAGCAGCTTGTGGTAATAGCTCGTTCACACGATCTGCAATAGCCAAAGTCTAATCCTCGCTCTAGATATAAAAAGAGAGTAAACTTGTTCACGTTATACGTGTGTAGTTCTCTGTCTCAGTAAAAATTTTTCTTGATTATTTAGTCTAACGAGGTTGATAATCAAAAATCAATGAAAGATTGGTCAAACCTACACCACTACCTTCTTGAGCAATGACCAGCTTCAAGACTTCACCTTCGTCAATATCGGTAGCAGACACAAGGCTGGTAACTGTGTTAGCTGCCAGAGCTGTAGTATTGGTACCAAACGAACCAAACGAAGTCGTGCCAGTACCAGTAGTGCCTCCGTTCGTAAACGTCAGCGTTGCGTAGTCTGAAGAGTTAGAGGCAGCAGTAGCTGACACAACACCCTTGATTGCAACTTTAGCATCGTAAGGGGCCTTGAACACGAAACCTGTAAAAGACCCACCAGCAGTAACACTACCAATATATTGCACTTGACTAAGCGTGCCAGGAATATCATGTATCCTAGACATTTATTAATCCTCCAATTCGAAATCTACCCACCTAATCCCACCCTCTCATCGCTGAGCACTCAACCCATCATCGGGTTTATCCGACGTAACCGTAGAAGCCTCGGTGATCCTCGATGGCCACAGCAAACACAAGGCGAACTTTGAAGTAAACCTTGTCAGCCGTGAGGTTACTACCAGTATTAGGAACCTCGGTTAGAATCTCAGGTTCCTCTCTACCATCAAGGAATCCGACAGCGAGCATCGGAACCATGTTCTTATCCGCTGCCAAGAACCAGTAAGTAGTATTAGTTGTCCAGTAAGGAACAACTATAATCTCGAACTGTTCCTTGACAGGGTTAGCATAGTAAGTTGAGCTGTCTACATAGAAACTACCAGATTGAATCTGAACTGCTGTAGCTCTCAAAGCAGGTGGCACAATCAAGTACTTCGGCACAACACCGATGGCGAGTGCTGAAGAACTAGGAGCTGCTTGAGACATCATAGCAGCAAAACCGTCTGCTACAGCCGAAACTCCAAGAGTTTGAGTAGACTGGTTAGAGTGGCCAGCGCTGTCTATAAGAGCAGTGCTGTCGTAACCGCAAGTAGCGTTCGAATCAAGAACATCGAACACTGCCTTGTAAACAGTCCACTTCCCAGCCAAGCTCAACCTACGAGGAATCTTGGCCAAAGCGTTGAGGTCATCATTGAGAGCATCCTCCCAAGTATAACTCTCAAGCTGACCATACTTACCAGGAGTAAGCGTAGCAGCTTCATCGCCAGGGCTGGTAGGCTCAGTATACGTACCGCCAGACGAGACGCTAGGCAGCGTATTGTAATAACCAACCCTAACGAGGTTATGATCACGCATATCTTGTAGCGAAACGACATCGCTAACAAGCTCACGCCACTCATTGAGATATTCAGCCTCGTAGTCCTTCATCAGTGCCCTGTGCATTGAAGTACCAAAGGCATCAGACCAACTAATTGCCTCTTGAGCAAAGGTATTCTCAGCAAACTTGGCATTTCCGATGTCTCGGATAATCATATGGGCAAGATCGCTCTTCGAAACCGAGAACGGATCTATTCCATTGATTCGGCAATAAGATTCGTGCAAGCTGCGGAAAGGCTGCACACCCTCGACCATCTTACCGGTCAGCATACCTTCCATAGCCAGCACGTACTTATCCTGCTCAGACAAGCCAGGCTGCACAACCGTGCTCTGTCGAGTCTCCTCGATGAGGCTGGCAGTTAGATTCTTCAAAAGCTCTATCTCCTTATCCAGCTCTTCCTCCGTGACAATCTTGCCATCAAACTTTGCACGCAAGACGTTCACAACAGCAGGCGGAAGTCCCTGGGTTTTCTGCTCGAACAACTTCTCACTCTTGAGTCGAGCAAGCTCTTCCTTCAGTTCGTTGAGTTCCGGCATAACCTTATCCTCAACAGCTATCTGAGCTATATCAGGAGCTTCAGTATCAGGAATCTCTGGAGCATCCTCCCTACGGATTATCTCCTCCTGAACTGACTCTTGATCCTCGCTCATCTCTTCACGCTGCTCTTCCGCAGCAACAACTTCCTCTTCCATTTCATTTTCCTCCTCAAATTCTAGCTCTACAGGGTCAAAAGGTATCTGTACTGATTCATACAAACCTAGCAGCTTTCCTCCAGCAGCAGGTTCAGTAACTACATCAACTGAAATAACCTCCTCGATAGATTCCACATAGAATACTTTCCTTCCTTCCATAACCTTAGGCTTAATGTCTACTGCTGCACAGATAGACAAACCTACCAGATCAGGTTTATTTCGATCGAAAGCTTCTTGCAGAATTCCAACGATAGGAGATTGAGACAAAGCTACAAACGTAGCTTCAATAGCTTGAGCTTCCTCGTTCCAGTAAGGATCCTCAAACCAACCAACCAAATCTCTAACGCTTCTCGTTATTCCACCATTCTTGAACTCGTGGTCTACATAGCACTTAATGTTAGCAAACTTGTCAACACAGTTCTTTAGAACTTCTGCTGGATAGAAACGATTATTCTGAGAAAGACCAGCTTGGATAAGTCTTGCTTTCCAGACTAGACCGTTTCCACCTTCCTTGGCTTCAACAAGCTCCGCTTCGTCTGTAGTAGACTTTGTGTAATACCTTAGATCAGAATCAGCTTTGTATCCTGGAGCATAGGACATCTGTTTCTTGACCTTGGTTGCTAACTTCTCGATAGCTTCAAGCAAACTCTTATTGTCTTCAAGCTTCTCAGCAGCTTTTCGAAGTTTATCAAGCTCACTTAGAACGTCTCTCAGAAACTGAGTTCCAGCTCTTCCGTAGTAGCCTTGACCTACAGCTTCTACAGAATCCTCAAGTTTCTGCAAGACCTCCTGTATTTTCATTTCTTCCTCCATATACACTCTCCGACCTTTTCCATTCCAAGAGGCACTAAGAACTTTTCCATATTGTGGGTGTAGTGGAATGGATGTGTAGGATCAGGCCCTGGAGTATGTTCAACTAAGATTCCACCTTTCACAAGCTTTGGTATCAAAGTTCTCAAAACCTTGGAAAGTGATTTTGGACTAATGTGCTCAAACACATCTAACGCTATTATACCACATATTTCGTCAAGATCTTTCAAATCATTAAGTATTTTGATGTTTGCTTCTTCAATTTTATAAATCTCTGAAGCCATCTTTCTACAAAGAGAAGATTTGTCGTAGTAATAAACTTGTTCTACTCCGTGTCTATGGATAAAGAGTGCGTCTACACCAAGTCCACTACCGAAACACAATACTGGCTTGTTCATCTCTATAAAAGAGGGCACTACGCTGTAAACCACTTTCAATAGATTAGAAAAACTTACGCTACAGTTCCAGGCTATCAGATCGTAGACGCCTGCTTCTGTCTCGAATATTTCTTTTCCTTCTCGTTCAGCTTGCAAAGCCAGTTTAGGGCCTAGTGGAACTTGCTTAACTATATCTTCTACGGATTTATTTAGAACTTCAGTAGCAGCTTTTATAAGAACGTTAGCTAATTTCAGACGGAATTCAACTTCGTCTTGAGGATTAGCTCGCAAGTAATCGGCTGTATTGACTGGTCTTATAGCTAAGTGGTCGGGAAGGATACTCATGTCTGCATAAATCTTGTATCCGTGCTCAACTGCTTTCAGACAGAAGTAGTAATCCTCTGAACAATTGCGTTCGAAGCTAAACCAGGGTTCAGGAACATTCTCGAAAACTTCTCTGTGAACCAGCAAACATCCCGCACCACAACCTCCAATCTCTATCAAAGCATCGTGGTCTGGTGCTGGAGTATACAAAGGTTGAAATGGATGCTTCTTGAAGAAAGCAAGTGTTTCGTCTATCAGAGGTAGGAAATGTGTTCCAGAATGGTGCTTAGCTATAAGCGGAGTTGGGTCTCCTGGTTCCTTTGAATAATACAAACCGGTTAGAATCTTTATATTGTTTTTCTTGGCTCTGTTGACCATCAGATTTACTAGTTCTGGATGGAATATCATGTCCGAATCTAGAAATAGTGCGTACACGTTATTAGTAGCCAGAAAATCTTTTACTAGCCTGTTTCTCAAATCAGCTAGAAGAGTTCCTTCCTCAAACTTTATGTCGTTGACTTTACCTCTTAGAGCTACTTGATAAATACTATCAAGAGCACGTGGTATGATAAAGTAAGGAAGTCTTGGTACAAGTATTGAGACTTTAGGCATTGAATTTACTCCTTGTAATTGATTATTTCCAGAAGGTTCTCGTTCCAAAGGACATTTTCGCCTTCTTTTTTATGTGTTGCTATATATGGTACGTTATTCTTAGGAAATCCGCAAAACCAATTTCTTTGTCTCTCAGGTTTCTTGAAATCTATTCTTCTCCAATTTTTTATAAGCTTAGTTAGCTCAGGCATAGCTGTCTTATTACTCTTGATAAAGTACTCGAAAAAGTATGATTTACACACACCTGCTGCTACATCTACAAAAGCTAACCAAGCAAATATTGCTCCAGTTTTTGCAGTAGCTCCAACTCCACCAGGAGGAGCTTCAAACGTAGGATGTTGAGGAGTGACAATCGTAAGCCATTCCTCAGGCTGAGGTGGTTTCTTCTCGGTTATTGTCATACTTCCTACGTTGTTGACTATTCCAATTCCTAGCGGATAAATTAGGTCTCCAGTACCGACGTTCTGTAGAACTATCTTAGGTTGGTCAATAGTCCAGCCTATAAGATAATCTTTTTCCGGATGTTTGAATCTAAAATCTATGTGAGCATTACCTTTGTTCCAAACATTGGATAAGTCTGTAATAGGTCTGGTAGAGATGTGCCTATTGATAGCTGCTACTACGTCTCCTCCAGACTTCTCCGTAGCTCTAGCATCTTTTAGCAAAGCATTAAGAGACTTTATCCAGAACAGATTTTCTTTCTTCCAGATAGCTTCTAAATCGTCTGCTTTGCTTAGACGCTCTATTAGGATTTCTCTGGATTTAGTATCATAGATTCCTCGGCTATGAATCTGCATTACTCCTCTGGTTGGTTTATCAGTAGTAATATAATATATCTTAGAAGATATTTCTTCTTTCGGTTTGGGTTCTGAGTAGTCCAGAGCTTCTAGCGCTACTGTAACTTTGTCTGGCTCTGTTCTTTCAGGGTCTAGTTCTTCTAGAATAGGATTCTCCCAAGAGTAACCTACACTTCCATCGTCTTTTACAAATCTTGTTATTCTATGCAATCTGACTGTAGCTATGTCTCCAAGTTCTGGTTCTACTGGTAATTTCTTGGCATAAGTAGAACCATAAGCGTACTCACCAACGTCTCTATGTCCGAAGGCAGAATCCATCTTCCAGAGTTCTGGACATTCTAGTCCCTTCCAGTCTTTTCCTGTCCACTCTGGAGTTAGGTCTGATTCTGTTAGCTTTTTCTGAGTTTCTATTGGTACTAACTTGCTTTCAGGATCATAGATAGCACATCTTAGCATATATGTGGTAGAATCTTCTGCTAATTCTTTGTATAGTTTTATAGCTGCTTCTCCTTTTACAGGACTATGAGAAGTAGCTGGTTTTATCGCTTTCTTGAATATTCCGATAACTTTTACTTTGATTTCTTTGAAAAGCTTCATCTTAGCCCAGCCGGTTGACCTACCGTCTACATCGTAGGTGCTATCTGCTTTCTTAGCCATGAAACCTTCTGACTCTGGATATTCGATACACTTCTTCGAATATTTGTCAAAATCAGATTTATTTGTTATTCTATAGCTTGGAAGCAAACGAATTGATTTTAGATTAGATTCCTGTTGTACTACTGTCCGTAAAATTTTCTGTCTATCTTCCAGGGGATGATCTGTAAGATCTTCCCCGTCTTTGTATATTAAGTCGAAGACGTAATACACTATACCTTCGACTGGAGTATTAGAGCTGGTAATGGCAATCATATCAGCTCTATCTTTTCCAGGAAGAACTGCTTCTCCGTCTAGGATTACTGAATCACAATTTAGAGACCTTAGATCTTCTACTAGCTCTGGGAGATAATCAGCACGGTCTCGTTTTCTGTCTTCTGTGAAGATTGCTATCTTGCCTCCACGCTTGTGAGCCATAAGACGTACACCGTTTATCTTGGGTTCGATATAGAAAGGTAGGTTGGGTTCTCCCCAATGTTCCCAGAAACTCTTAGGATCGTAGAAAGTATATTCACCATATCCTGTTTGAGACTTGAGAGGTTGAATCGGTCTTAGGGGAGAAACTTCAAGAGCTTGGATTTTCTCATCTCTCGGTTTGAAAGCAATCCAGTATAAAGGTTCTGCATTCTTAGGTGTTCTATTTTCTTCCACTTCAGCTCCGTAGAGACGAGCAAGCTTGACTTGTAGTCCTGGAGTAAGCATCTTGCAGTACAGCTTTTTCTTGTCCGTGAAAACAAAAGGAGAGAATATCTCTATATTCGGATAGTTTATATGACGCGTCTCTTCGGGGAATGGATAAAGAACTAAGTCTCCTAGAATCTTGTAATTCCTGTCAGGGCCTAAAGGCTCATAGAGAAAGTGAATCGGGAGTCCGTCATATAACTTATCCGTAGATAAGAGCTTGGTGATTATCTTCTCTAGCCCTGGGAGCTTGTTGGGACTGCGTATTAATATATCTATATCATTAATATTCTTAATACTGGAATCGCTGACTGAAGAACCTACCTGAATCACCGCATCTCGTATAAATGTCATAGGCTCTAGAACCTTGAGAACTGATGGTGACATCCCTCTTCGTAGCATCTCTTGGAAGTAATCTCTAGCGAGTAGTGCATACTCCAGCTTTGTTTCTGGAGATATTGCCTCTTTTTTGAGATGCATAGTAAGATATCTCCAGTCATTCAGAAGTTCCTTGTCAGATTTTTCCTGCAAGTCTCCCCTAATCATTACCAACCTCTATACCAATAAAGTCAAATACCTTAGCAATTATTCTTCTAGCCTCATCATCTGTAAGCTGGCCATTCTCTTTCGCTGCAAGAGTAGCATTTATCAGACGAAGGATAGAACCGCTAAGCCTCTGCACATCTTTCGTGACCATTTGGCCAGGAACACATTCAACATCCATATCACCAGTAACCATCTTCACTACAGTAGAGAAATCAGAAGCTAATCTCTTCTGAATGCTGATTATCTCTTGCAATCCAGAGAAAGTAGAAAGATTATTTGGAATATCTCCGTTGAACAGGAACGAGGGAATCTCGGTGCTGTTTATCAAAAGGTCAAGCAAGAACTGAGCTTGCTGGTCTGCATTGGAAGTAACTTTAGGATCAAGCAAATCCCACTCTACTCTATCGTTTGAAGTGATGATGGAATTAGGAGCAGGAGGATATTTTCCTCGTGCTCTTTCTAAATCTTGTAATTGCTCTACCGTAGCACCAGCATATACCACCTTGAACCAGATTGAATTCCTAAACGCTGAGCCTCGCAGATAGGCATAGGCATATGTCTGGAATTCATTTAGCAAGTCAAGAATAGCAATGAACGGTGGCACTCCTCTTACTTGATCTCCGAAGTTACCATAGGTGAAGAGGAATGCATTACCTTCTATCGAGTTGGTTGTTGGTCTATAAGTCAACATTTTGAAGGTTTTCTCTTCATCTCCTGAATTGACTGTAATCTTGTCTATTAATCTAGGATCTGCTGTACTGGATTCTACTTTTGTGATCTGGGTAGGAGAAACAGTTTGTACGTAAACTTTGTTATTTATTCTGTTTCTCTGAAATACCCAAAACATCTCTCCGTGAATAAGATACTCGATAAGCCAAGTTCTGAGATTGTTGTCTATTCGGTTTGGATATTTAAACCAGAATTCCTCAACCATCTCCTTTGATTCTGGATCTGCTTGAAACTCGAATCCAGTCATTAGGATCGTATCTACTATCAGATTTATCAGCTTGTGATAGAGGAAGTTTGAGTAGTAGCTGTTTCGAGAGATGCGTCTTGCTCTGTCTAAAATAGTTTCTGTGAGATTGGTTGCTTTGCTGTAGTTTACCCAAACAGATTGGACTGAAGCCTCTGTAGCCAAATCTGTTGCTTCCCACAACGTATCCTGGGAACTTCTCTCTTTATTCTGATCTAGAGTTATAATCATACGTCAGCCACCTTTTTCCAAAACCAAAGAATCTTTTTATACACTTGAACTGGAACGTTACGATATGGGCCTGTCTGATGGGTTAGCTTAACGCTCAAGTCTTTAGCGAAGGGCAAGTGCATTACACTTATCAGGTCTACATCCTGATGCAAAGTAAACGAAGTTAGTCGTTTGTTTCCATAATATAATACCACAATAATTGAGTTTTCAGGTGAAAGGTTAGATGTATCAAATACTATAAAGTATTCTCCCTTCCCCTTTAGTTCTAGTCTATCATTTGGCCTGGGCTCCATATTCTTTCAAATCCTCCTATAGAATTTATATTTTGATATCCTGAGTTACCCTCTGTAGCTTGTTCTGATAACGGAGAGAAAGTCATGGCAGGTTCTGCTCCTTCTCTCCACGCTTCGAATGCGTTATAGACTGCATCTAGCAAATCATCATGTGAGCTTGTAGCACCGAAGCTTCTCCACTCTTCAATAAATAGCTTTGTGATTTCTGCTGGAGTCTCAGAAGTTAGCATTGGCAGAGTGATTCTTTCGTTCCTGAACTCCTCGGCAAGTCTTTGGATTCTTATTGTTTTTGGAATGTTGAATCTCAAAGTTCTGATGTTGAAATTTGCATCTTTCATCAGAGGATTCAAAGCTCCTCTGTCCTCGATAGCTATTGTGATGGGATGATAACGATTAGCAAACCAGAGAATTTCTTTTACTTGTTCCACTACGTCTATCTGCTTCTTGGTTCCATCGAGTATGAACATGTTTCCCATCTGGTCTACTCCTAAGACTGCAAGAGCAAAGTAGTCAACTCCATCCGCTTTATCGCAAGGGTCAACTCCTATAAAGACTGCTAGTTCTTCTGGAGTAGAATAATGGAACCTAAGCCAGCCAGGATCAAGAGCTGCTTTCTCTCGAATCGGTGTTTGCATGTACTGAGCACGAAAGAATAGCGGATTAGATCTGTACTTTTGTTCTAGCCATTCTTTATCAAACTTCTCTGGCCACAGAGGATTATCTGGAGAAGTCTTTAGTACATGTACTCTCCAGTCATCCTTCTGTTTCATAATCTCATCGTATAAATCTCCCTCATAGAATCTAGACCCTGTAACAATAACTTGACCGTCTGGTTCAAGGCGCGGGTATAAGGCTCCCCAGAACCAACTAGAAATTTTCTCTCTCATTACAGGAGTCATAGAGTTAGTCTGGCTTATCACGTCATCAGCTATTATCAAGTCTACTCTGAATCCAATAGTTCCTGAACCTACACCAAGAGCAACAAGGTTCGGGTCTTTTATGTATGTGTCATTGAATAACCAGCGTTGAGTCTTAGTCCATCCTTTTGTCTGTCTCTCAGGATTATCCGGTATTACCTTGCCTACTAGGGAAATAGAAGAAGGTGAAGCAAGGATATCGCATATCTGAGTAAGAATAACCGATGAATAAGATACTGTATGCGTTGCTATAGCAATACGCTTACGCCTTCCTGTAGCCAGACACCATGCAGCATACCCAACCATAGTTGTAGTTTTTCTATGGCCAGGCGGAAGGAGAATTAGGATTCTCTGGTTATCTGGTATTGAAGCTACTATAGGTTGCCAGAACTTGGGAATACGCATATCGAATGCGTAGTTCATGTAATCGTAAAAGCTAATGTTTTTGTCTTTTGATGTAAGCTGTTGTTTTATATTTTCCAGTTCTTGCAAGAACGGATTAGAAATCATTTGTCACCTCTGGAAATTTGATGTCTATTGAATCTTCTACCACTAAGTAGTTAGGGTTAGCGTAGTGCCAGTCTTCCGCTTCACTTTCTTTTATGATAGTCTTAGGAATGCCTACTGGCCTGTTACCCTCTACTAAGTAATAGAGATAACAATACAGCAACTCGAACACAGTAGTATGGTATGCACCAGCTACTTGTTCGAATGCAGATATAATCTCCTCGAAAGTCATTTCAAAGTCAACGTGCTTACTTTCCTTCATACCAGTTATTCACCTCTGCTGCATTTGCTACCAAAGGTACTTTCAGAGACGTAGCTGTTTCCATTGTTTCTTTTAGCTTTTTGAGTCCTTCAGGGTCTTTTGTTTCTGCTACAACTTCATCATGTACTTGAATTAGTTGATAGATATCAGGATGTTCTTCGTATAATTTTATTTGTGCTAATTTCATTATATACGCTGCTGTTGATTGTATGACAGCATTCGTTGCTTCAGTCTCCACGCTATCGTTTTCTCTGAATCTTCTCCTGTATCCAAAGATGTTTTCTACGTACTTGTTGTATGTACCTTCCTCGATGAAATAGTCCTGGATTTGCTTTATCTCTGGGAAAGTACGCATGTATCTGTGATATAAGTTCACAGCTTCGTCATATTCGATGTTCAACCTTTTAGCCAGTCCGTGAGGACGCATTCCATAGATAACACCAAATGTTATTGTTTTGGCATATCTTCTCTCTTCTTTTGAAATCTTAGTCTTGTTCAGGAATTGAGATGCCATTACCGTGTGTGCATCTTCTCCAGCTTCGATGGCTTGTACTAAGACGCTTGGTTTCTTGGTGATGCACTTTATCAAATGTGCTAAGACTCTCAGCTCCAGCGAGCTGTAGTCAGCTACCAGCATTCTATATCCTGGTCTAGGAATAAATATCTTTCTCAGCTCGTTAGCTGGAATATTCTGTAGGTTTGGATTTCTCGAAGCCAGTCTTGAGGTCACGGTTCCAGTTTGCAAGAAGTCGCAATAAATAACTTCTTGACCAGAACGTAGAAACGGTAGGATGAAACTGGATAGAAGCTTGAATGTCTTTCTGTATTCCAAGACTGCTTTAGCTAGTGGATTGTCAAGCTCTTCCAGTACTGCTTTCCCTACGCTTTGTTGTTTATGAGTTTTAGGAAAAAGAAGTTGGGATAATTGCTTGTTTGAGTTGATATTGAAATGAGTGCCAGCAAGCTCGTAACATTTGTACATCTGTTTAGGCAAGATGTTTCTTTCAATGTCCTTAGACATCTGCCTCAAGAGTTCTACATCTATCATGATTCCTCTTGATTCCATCGCAGTAAGGACTTTGAGGAAAGGCATCTCTACTTCATAGAAAAGAGTTTTCAGTCTTGGAGTCTTTTCTAATTTGTTTTTGTAATAGAGGTAAATCAAGTAAGAGTAGTAAGCATCAGAACGACAGTAAGCTTCAACTGAATCGAACAGAGCAAGTTGAGAGATATTAGCTCTGTCCATAGCTAAGGGATTTACTCCTAGTATTTCTCTGACAAGAGGCTTTAGTCCTTTGTTTCTTCCACTCTCACTAAGTAGCCAGTAAGCTACCATAGAATCGAAAGGATTGTAGTTCTCGAATCTCAATCCTTCTTTGATTAGGAATTTCAAGTCGAACTTGAGGTTGAATCCGACAAGAGTCTCAAAGCCTCTTTCCAGTAGTTGTTTCGCTTGACTGAATTGCTGCGGAAAATTGAAGCTAACTGTCTCCTGTCCTGTGCTGAAGGCAGCCACAATGACTCTGTCTTTCGCAAGAGAGAGCCCTGTTGTTTCAGTGTCGAGACTAAGAGTTCTTTCTGTAGTTTTGTTAGGGTTGGAAAGGACTTGCTCCACCTTTTCGCTTTCATTCTTTGAAAATAGTTCTTTCTGCATTTGTCCGAATATCCTATTACTGGGTCTGTGTTTTTCCTGTTTTTTACCAAGTTAGATATAGCAAAGATAGAAGCTTGAGTAGGCTCTATCTTATTCAGAGTGAAGTATTTGAATCTGCATACAGGGCAAACGGCCTTAGTGGAAGTAGTGTATACTCCACAGAAGATACAAGGAACCAACGAGTCTTGCACGTACTTCGATCTATATGCATGTGTGAATCCGTATTCGAATCCTGGGTTAAGTTCGTCAGCGTAGATATATTGTCTAACTCTCTCTAAGATTTCAGGGAAAAATCGGATCTTGTATAGCTCGTTGTATGGTAAGTCCATTATCTCTGAATCTCTTATCTTCATCAGGACTTTTGCTTTCTGCTCTTTGATTCCGAACTCTCTAGTTAAATCTTTATATGTAGCTTTTGGATTTCTTTTTAGATATTGAACTATTTTAGTCTGGTATATGAAATAAGTCTCTAGTCTAGAATAGTTCCTGTTTATTCTCAGAGCTTCACCCTCAAAGAATAGCGGTATGAAACCGTCTAGTGTTAAGCAGCAGGTTCTAAAATAAATTTCAGCTTTAATTTCACGATCCAGGGATCTGCGTCGTAGAATTGACTCTCTCCATAGATCCACGCTTTGTACTTTGTACATAAGTCAACTACAGCCTTTGCCCATTCTTCGTCTGTAAAGTATGATAGGTCAGCCGAATCTACATCTTTCCCAAGGTTGGGGAAATGATAGTACTTGGTGAACTCAGCCCAAACTTGATGAATATCAGCATCAATAATAAACGTACCGAATTTCGAATACTTGTCTTGCTGTTCTTTGGCAGCAGCAGTCCTTTTCCCACGCAAGGACTTTCCTAACTTGTCCTGCTCCAGTTCGTGGAGTGGGAAGTTTTTGGAAAAACGAATCCGCCTTTTCTCTGGAGTCATTATCAAGTGTTCCATCAGCTCAGGCAGCATTTGATAAGGAACCAGCTTAGGATTCAGTTCTTCCAACTGATCTTTGAGTGCTAAGAGTCCTGGAGTAAGGAAAAGGACGTAGTCACCTTCTTCAATCGGAAAGACTACGTAAGGTACTCCAGCTTCTCTGAGTCTTCGAGTTACTTTTGCATGGTCTTCTACTAGCACAGAATAGAAGCTCTGCATAGATAGAAGAACTGCATTAGCTACCTTCTTGAGATAGGTCTTTACTCTCCAGTTCCTGCACCGAGGGCAATTTCTAAAATCGTTGCAGAAAAGACGATATGCTCTAGTTCTGGTAACTATTGTCCTTGCTCCACACTTTCTGGGTACTCCAGCAGATTCCAGAAGCTTATTCATCTTCTCGTGAGGATGCTGAATATACCACTCGTTAGTGTTCTCGTGGTATTCTTTATCTGGATGGTAGTCGCTATCTTTGAAATCTGTCTCTGGAATCGGAGTAGCTGTCTCAAGATATTCAGAAACAGAAAAAGGCCCAGAGATTTTGAATCCTTCGGGAAGAGCATATTTCAAGAAAGTATCAGGATCAATGCTTTCGTAGTTACGATATAGCTCCATGAAGTGAGCTACAAAGTTTGCATGGACTTCTTCACGCCAGTTCTGGCTAGGACTAATAGGTTCAATATAAAAGATAGAACCATTGAAATCAACTGTCCAAGCGAATCCAGCATCTACGCCTAACGTCAACCAGTCGCTGAGCTTTGTGACTTTGTTAGCTGGAACTGGATCATCTTGATTCTTGTCTTTGAATTTTCTGTAGGAGCAGATATTAGGATAAGCAGCGAGTACAGTCTTAACGCCTTTTTCGATGTACATCGAGTCCTGGAAACTCAATGATGTTGGAGGCTTGTTTTTGCTTCTCTCGTAGAAATCTTTCCGCGCCTTCTGCCACAGCTCGTCTGAAATCTTGATCTGGTGTATTATCTCCGGCATAATCTTTCCGCTCCTCAAAAGCTATATTTTCATCATCAGTAATTGGGGCTACTACACCCAAAGTAAACTCATCTAGTAGAACTGTATAGTTTACTCTAACTCTTTCAGTAGGTTTCTTACTAAATGGGTCATGTGACTCTCTTTCAACTTCCCAATATTCATCCATACTTTAAATCCCTCTGAATTGATAAATTCTCTTGCTTCTTTTCGGATGGTGGGGCTAACAGAGCTAAGGTCAACTAAGGCCGTTAGTACAACGGCCATAGCTAAAGCTCTATAGGGATCGTCAGGAAACTCTTCGTTGATAATATCAACTAGGGTTTCCCGCTTTTTGCTGCTCGTGCCAATTTCTGAGTAATTCACGTAACCACTCTGGAACTACTACGCCACAAAGCGCAGCGTTTTCTACAATACTCAAAGCTTCGGCACCTGCAAAGAAGAAGATAGCGCCTTGCTTGATGTAGTCTAATTTTAGCATAAAGTCTACTTGTGCCGCAACTACGACAACAAGCCAAATCAGGACTTTCTTCGCTATCCCGTTCTTTAGTTCTTGACTGCTCAAATCTTTAGTATAGCCAGCTCTGATGAATCCGGCTAATACGTCAACAGTCTGCAAAATTAGAAGTGTCAACATAGATTCTTCGAGTCCTCTAAAGATGTAAGAAAGAAACCAAATTAAACCACCAAGAGCTGACTTTACCAAAAACTGTACTCCTCTAGTCTCTATCGAGACTAACCAATCTGTAGCTAAGTTCTGCGTTATTCTGTACATCTATTCTCCACCATCCTGGTAATGATACGTAACCGAACCTTCTCAAAGCCCAGACATCATCACTAACAGCAGTACCGTTAGTCATCAATGTTAGATTGCCTATCTCTATTATACCCGAAGTATGAAAATGTCCTATCACTACATGTGTCAAATCTCTGTATGAAGCTTTCCAGCGTGTTGCCCTGTTGATATAAGCAAACCAAGGAACTGAACCAGAATAAGCAGTAAACTCTCCACCGTGAGATATTAGAAAGGATTTACCTGCTATATCTACCTTTCTTATGAGGAACTCGTCTTCACAGTCGCTCAGGAGTTTAGTGTTGGCCTCTTTCTCGACGTATCTGTAAAAGACAATATCCCAGTTATCTCGTTCTGATAGGGACTGGCTTCTCCCGTGGTTTCCTGCCACAGCGTAGCATTTTACTCTTCTCTGCTTGATCAGATTGGAGAAATACAAAGCAACTTCTTGAGCTTGTCTTTCTGCGGAGACTACCTCTTGATGGGCAGCTTGGGTTTTGTAAATATTCGACCCATCTATTATATCACCTAATAGGAGAATTGTTGAGGGATTGCGTTTGGGGAGAGTTTCTACTGCTCTGGTCAATCTAGATAAAGCTACCGTAGTATCAAACGTTGATGTTTTCTTGCCGTAGTGCAAATCCGAAATAATTAGTATTGAATGTGACACCTTGCTTTTACTCCTTATAGTAAAACAACCCGCCTCTAGAACTTTTTGTCTGGAAGCGGGTTGTTCCGATGTGGTGAAACTGGACAGACTACACCTTATTATAATACTTCTTTATTAGATGCTTTATTGCGTAGCGTCTCGCTGCATTCTCACAATGTAACGGTTCCCAGCCTTTCTCTCTGTACCTTCTTAGCGATTCTTCAATAATTTCTTCGAATTCAAGAGGTCTATTCTCGAAGAGAGAATTTGCTGCTAGATTCATGATTTGTCTACCGTGCTTATCTGGAGCAACTTTGCTGCTAGCTAGATAACCTAAATCTGCGAAAACTGAACCAAGAGTCCAGTTTCTTTTCATTTCTAACACAGCTATAACTGCTGCTGCCAGAGCGTCATCGTCTAGATAAGTTCTCATCAGCTCAAACTTTTCTGGATAAGCTTCAGAGACTCGGCTTACCAATTCCTCTCCTGCGTTCTCGTTTCTGTGTAGCCATTTTACTGCTAACTTTCTCATGTTGATTCTCCTTTGTTCCTGAGATGCTAACGAATGTAGATTATATTCTTCATTGGCACTATTTGACCATTAGCAAGTTGTATGGCCTTTCTTCCTAGCTTCTGGAGGATTCCTACAAGAATTACTCCACCTTGAATCTTGACATTATAAGCTGCTCCAGGAATCAAGAACTGGCTTCCAGTTCCTACCGATTCTTTTCCTAGCACTTGGCAGCAAGCGATAGAATCACGTCCGACAACGAAACCACCACTAGCAAATCGAGTAGGCTTCAGCCAGACAGCTTCATCTGTAACATAGGTTACGATTCCATCAAAAGTCTCGTTGGAAACAGTAACTATCTTCAAAGCTTGACCAAGCTCGAAATTCATTTCAAACGTTTCATCTAGCTCTACTTCTTGAGGCTTGGTCTCCTCCACTGGTTGAGATTCTGGAATAACTGTAGATTGAGTTAGATCTCCGACCATCGGATTTGGCATCTCTGTAACATTAGCATTGGCTTCCGTGGTCTTGACATCAGTTTCAGTTTTCTTCCTTCTTGGCATAATCACTCCTTATCTTGTCCCATGCTGTAGTATAGTCATCTTGATAATCCTTGAATGGATTATCAGTATCTAGTATATCACAAATTTCTTGAATTGAATAATCAAGCTTAGAACGAGCAGCTATCATGACACTAGCTATTGAGTCAGGTTCAAATGTGTCTACGTCAAAGTTTTCTAGAGGATCTATGACTTCTACTTTCTTAGCTTGCTCGAATCTCTGCTCTTCCAACACATCCTCAACAGGACGAAATGGGAAGGCAATAGCGTTGACTAGACATCGTCGTATTGCTTTTGTCTCTGCTAGCATTATGAGGTCTTCATCTGTGAAGTTTTCTCTTCCTGCCTTTACGCTACTAGCTGCTCCATAAGCTGTGTAAGTAGAACCGTCTAGAAATTCCGCTTGTGCTTTTACTACTGCTACTCTCTCTTGATCTTGGTCTGAAGAATCCCAAGGGAATTTTACTATCTCAGTCTTTATTCCTTTTGCTTGCCTCGGATCAATTCTGAATGCCCAGCGGAATCCGTCAGCAGTAACATAAGGCTGGACTCCATTCTTAGTGGGAATCATTGCCAAGGCACGAAGAGGAAGATTGTAAGCTTCAGCCATCTGTATAGCTTCTCTAACTGAAGCTTCGTTCAGCATGACTGAGCCTGCTACTCGAAGTAGCTTTCTTGCTTCCTTCCAATCAAGCTTCCATTCTTTCTCGATTTGTTCTAGAGCTTTGTTGAATGAAAAGCCTACTGGTACTAATTCGTTTGAATTCGACATGCCATATTCTCCTTTACGCACATGTTGTAAAATGTACAGAATTTAGGTGAGCAAATCCAAGACGTGAAGTTTGGATAGAAGACACCATTGTTTATGCTAGCTGCTAGTTCTGGTAGAAAGTTTTCTTCAAACCACTTCACTTGATTGGGTGTTGGATTTACTCTGACTATTTGTATGAAAGGCTCTTTTGATTTTACTAACACATGATACTGAAATGCAAATGAACCTGTGAGCGATGCGTAGACTAGTGACTGAACGTCTACTTTGTACTGTCTTCTCGGTCTATTCGAAACTTTGTAGTCTACGATATTTCCATCAGAATCTACTCTGTCAACTGTTCCTACTAGTAAGACATCTCCTACTTCTTTTTTGATTTCTTGTTCTACTGCGATGTAATCTAGAGAATGCAAAGAAACGTATTTCTCTACTAGATAAGCTGCTGTTTCTAATTCAGCTTCTTTATGTGGAAGCTCGGGGAGAGGTTTATCCTCTCCCCTCTTCCAGCTTTCTCCAGTCTCTACTTCAAATACCAGATATTCTCTCGCCTCCTTTGGACTCATTTTTTGTTTAGCTGCTTCAGCAAGCGTTGCATGAACACAGCTACCGATGTACATCGCTTCGGATACCTGATACGGTACTTGAGCTACGTATCTGAAATAGTAGAGCTTAGGACAATAGATGTAATCATTTATTGATGATTGATGCAACTCTAGTTTAGAATGGCTTTGCGAGTTCAAGATTGTCTCCATCCACGCGAACTAGGTTAGCACTAGCGAGAGCTTCATAATCCAGCAAAGCTCTCATCAAATCTGCGTCTTCAGCAAAGAGCTTTACTACCCTGAGATTGTAAACCTCTTGGGTAAGAGGTTCCTCTTCCTCGAAAATCTTTATCAAAGCAGACGGAATATCCATCTTGCTTGAAGATTCCTGTGAGCTTTCGTCAGCTTCCTCTGCAAGCTCTTCATCAGTAACCATTGCAGTAGGAATCCAGACTCTAGTCTGATAACGACCAGATCCGATAGTCTGTTGCTCAAACTGGAAAGTCTTTCCAACTAGCCACTGTTCATCATCTTCTTCTGGATCGAAACCAAGCTTCTCAAGAGCCTTGCAGAAAGTACGCCAAGGCGAGATCGGAGCACGGCTAAGATTGAGACGGAATGAAGGTAGAGCTTTGCCAGTATTAGGATTCTCCATCCCGAAGTAAACCCTGGTCAAAACTACCTCTTGACCATCATCCCTGGTAAAGCTCTCTTCACGCACGTCTACATCGAACACTCTAGCAACCATTCTCCTTGGTTCATCCTTGAAATACTCTTTCGGTACCAAACCCATTTTGAAAATTCCTCCATTTGTAATAATTAGTTTTTAGTTCTTAGTGCTTGATGAAACCATGTTGGGAACTTCTCGTAATTCTGTCTGTAGAACCACTCAAAGTTCGAATCAATTATATACGTTACGCTATAGTCTGTCAAGTCACGAGAACACCTCCCTGAACCTTGCACAAGTGATGATATTGTTTTCCAAGAATACCATTCATTCCAGTCAACTCCTTTTGGTGCTATAGAGTCTAGCTTAGGGAAGGGCATCTTGGCAAATATGATAAACCTTCCTAAATCGTGCGGAAGATCTAATCCACGGATAACGGATGGAGAGACTAGAATTCTACCATAACCTGAGCGGAATCTTTCAATTAGAGAAGTACGAGAAACAGACCTCGATTGATAGAGAATCGAGTCTTGAGGTAAATTAGCAGTTAGATATTTTCCAATCTCTTCCGTTAGGTACATGTTCACCGAGTGTACTATTCCACGCCAGTTGTTTAGCTTCGTGCATAATTCTAGCACAGCCGGTAGCAGCTTGTCAAGATTTGGATTTGAAAGCGAAACGTGTGCTTTCGGCTGATAGACAATCGGTCTTATCTCTGGCTTGATGTATAAATCATTGACCGAGATAAATGAGTAATTGTCCATAAAAGCAGATAGGTTCTTATCTGCAAGAAACAGCTCAGAATTCAGAATTGTTGCCGACATCACAACTAGAACATTAGCATACGGAATCAGAGAAGACAAATCTTTGATCTCGTCTGCTTCATCGATCACAACAACATCAGCGGGGGACTTGCTAAGAGAAGCAGTAAGCTTATAGTTTAGCACTTGAATCTCGCTATCTTTTATTTTCTTGTCCAATAAATCCTCCAGAGGTAGAAGGTTTGTTAGGACTTTCTCTCTGCTACCTACATGCATTCCTAAGCCATAGAAACCACTGGCATCGAGATATTGTTCTTGGAGTTGTTTCGTAGCTGTGAAGATTACAGTTCTTCTCGATTTAAAGACAAAATGAACTGCTGCTCCAAGATAACTCTTTCCAGAACCTGTCGGAGCTTCGATCAAGATAACACGTTTCGAAGTGTCCAGATTGTCTAGGACGTATTTCTGTATTTCTCTGGGTACAACTTGCGAATAGATATCTGTCATTCTTCTTCGTTGTCTTCACCCTCGATCTTAGCAGCAAGATTTACTCCAGTCAAAACATGCTCATATCCGTGAGGGATATTACCATCTGTGAGATATTTAATATATTCGGATACGAGAGTGCTAACTGTAGTACCGTAGTAAGTGCAGATGTAGATTAACTTCTTAGCTTCTTCTTCCGAAACAGTAACAACTACTCTTGGCATTTTTATATACCTACCTTGTGTGTTATTATAGTAAAGACAACATACCCGTTCCAAAAAATTAAGGAGTAGACTGATACCATGCAAAGTGAGAACATTGGCAAAGAATACTTGACCTCAATACTGAATAATAGAGACAGAGATAAGGCCAAAAAACTGCTCAACGATCCTAAAGAATTATATTCGCTAAAAGAGACAATAGTGAATCTGAAAATCCTGGAAGCTAAGGTGACTGCTTACCTGTCGCAGCAGGAAGAGCTTGACCCTGAGCTTCTGAAACAATTATTGTCCATCGAAACCACGCTTGTCAAATCGGTTAGTTCTGCAATTGAAACTGAGACTAAGCTAGGCAAGCTTGTAAGCATCGAGGAGTTATCCAGCTACACAGAGATATTCGTGCAGTATCTTATCAAGTATATCGAGGACGAAGCTGAGCGTAGACGATTGCTCGCTGAGTTAGAATATAAAGTCAGTAACATGGGGCAAGAAGATTCTGAGACCGTTGACTCTGAGTTTAGACTGTTAGAGTCTTAATAAATATTAATATTAATTCTTAATACCAGGTGTCTGTAGTTTTTCCAAGTCTCAAAAAAATTCTTATTCCGGAGAAATTATATGACGAAGAAAGGGCCGCTCTTGGCGGCCCCTTTTTAATATATAGGAATTTAATTGGTTGTGTACTAAGCTATGTTTCCTAACCTTGACCGTTTACTACAGTTACCTCCTAGCTGAAAATCTGTGCGTCTAGTCATTTTTTCATCCTATGTCTCGGCGTCATATAACCTATCCGTAGTATTTATATCACAATTGGCCTGGACTGGCAAATTCTGTATGCGTTATCTAGTTGCAACTAAAAGGGAATGCGAGCGGATCTCTCCACTCGCATAGGGTGCTTGGAGCCACACCTTTCTCCGAACTTCTTTGGATTGTTCTCATTATACCATGAAGCATTAAGAATCGTTCTGTAGTCTTTATACCACGAGTTACTCGGATACGCAAATAACGGATAGTTTATATGACGAAAGAGTGATCTGGACTTGAGCTTGCTAGCAACTACTTTCGTGTTAGGAATGAGAAAGCCATCTCAATTTTGCTGTTTCACAGAACGTCATATAACTTATCCGTATCTTGGGTTAACCCGCCCAGCTAAGTCCGACCAACTGGCGGGCTATTTCGGAAATAGGTCGAAACTTGACAACGGCACCGCTATATGGTATAATCAAGGCAGAATGGACAGATTGAGAATGTCCAAAGTTAAACGAAGAATAAACCAAAAATACTGGAAAAATAAAGGCCAGGTCAGGGAAACTTTTGTTTCTTTTGGCCTGGCTTTTGTTTTAACTAAAAGGAGAGAAAAATGAGAGATAAACTTATCCGAAGAAAAGAAAACTACTTGTGCTTTGTGTCTAATAACAAGATCTATTTTATACATGCACGGTTAGGTGCATGGGAAATAGATATGCCTAGAAAGACAAGCAAGAATCCTAGGTACTGGATTCTTGATACTAAAGAATTCGATACTCGTGATCTATATGAAGCTGTTCCCATAAAAGACGAGAATAAGTACTATTGTTCCCTTGTTTTCCCTACGTTCAAAAATAACGTAGGAACACAAGGGATTTATTTTCAGCGTGCAGGGTCAATATGGGAAATAAAACCCAACCTTGACTTTACGCCAGAGGATCGTTTAGAATTAATAACAGTACATTCTTCTCTTACTAGGCAATTATCGTTTGCCTAGTTAGATAAAATAAACTTAGGCTATTCTAGGTTTACTGCGGCAACTAAAATGAAGGTTGCCGTGGTAAGCCTATTCCCTTTTTTATGAGGGAAATAAAGATAGCAAAAAACCAAACCAAACCAATTTAAGGAGTAAAGAGATGAGACCGAAGGACGTGAAAAACCTGCTGAAGAGTCTTTATCCAGACGGGCCGTGTGTTTTCTTAATCGGGGCATCGGGTGTTGGTAAGTCAGAAATTGTGAAACAAGTAGCTGATGAACTAGGTGTAGGATTTTGTGTTCTTGACATGATTCTCCAAGACGAGGTAGTGATGCATGGTATTCCAGATCTTAACCAAGATTGGTTAGAATGGAAACCATCAAAGGAGATTCCTTTCGAAGGAAATGATGCGTTCCCTGAAAATGGTATTTTGTTCCTCGACGAGTTTAATTGTGCTCGTAGAGGATTACAAACTCTCGGCTACCAGCTTGCACTTGAAAGAAGAATAGGCAGCCATCGTCTGAAGAAAGGTTGGTATCCTGTTTTTGCAGGGAATAGGGTACAGGATCAAGGAGAAATTTTTGATGTTCCTGGCCCCCTGAAGAACAGGGTTCTTAAAGTTGACTTCACGGTCAACTTGCAAGACTGGCTGCAATATGCGATTAGCCACGATGTATCCGATGAGATTATTGGATACATCATGTGGTCAGCTCAGGGCATCGAAGAAGGTGTTGATGTCTTGGGCAATCTTATCAATCTGGAGTTGGCTGATAAAGATTGGAATTGGCCAACTCCGAGAGCTTGGGCAAGAAATGTTGATTTCTTGCTCAAGAAAGGTATTCGTAGTTTGGAGGCAATTGCTGGCTGCATTGGACAAGTTGCAGCCAGTGAATTTCTAGGTTACTTAGAAGTTGTTTCTAAGTTACCTAAAGTTGAGGATTTCTTGGCAGGTAAGGCTGAATTCCCAGCCGAACCACATCTGCAATATGCTCTGATTGCTAGCATGATTAAATATGCTAGTAATCAAGAACGTATTGACAAGGTTCTTTTGCGTGTCACTCAAGGTGATATCCCTGAAGAGTATGCTGCTATGTTAATTCAGCAGATATGTTCTACGCATACTGCTGAATTCTTCGCCTCGCCTTACCAGATGGATGCTCTGGCTAAGGCGGGAGAAATCTTCATCGAGGAGGAAGACTAGGATGGACGAACAAAAGCTTTTTCGTAAGTTTCGCTCAGTAAGAGCGGAACTTATGTTGGAGAATCAGATGTTTGGGGCCGTAGTTATGCAGCTACGGCCCCAACTAGAACTAACCGATGAAGAATTTGTAGCATCGGTTAGTGGGGATGGAAAGTTGTCGTTAGGCAAGAGATTCTTTGAGTTTACAAAAGAGGAACAAAAAGGAATCCTTGCCCATGAAGTTCTTCATGTTGCTCTTTCTCACCTTGATAGGATGGGAAAAAGCAATATGGAGTTGTGGAACATTGCAGCGGATCTTGTAGTTAATGATTTGCTGTTGAGTTCCAATTTCCAACTCCCAAAAGAAGGACTTTTTGATAGAGATTTATCAAGAAGTCCTGAAGGGAAGTTATTAAGCGTAGAAAAAGTTTACAAGACCTTGACTGATAAAGTAAAACAGTTTCAGCAAGGTCAAGGTAACAGTAATCAACAGCAAAATTCTGATGGTTCATCTGGTGATGGTTTTGACCAGATGAGTCAAAAAAGGTTCGATAAGCATATCCCTGGAAAAGGGGAATCTTCCTCTTTTTCAGAAACAATCAAGAGGATTGTATCGGGCTTTTCTAGTATGCCTGGCACAATGCCAGGTGAAATGCAAGAGTATCTGAAGGAAAGTCTTGCGCCAAAGCTAGATTGGCGTGAGCTTCTCCGACGTTATCTTCAGAAAGTAACTGAGGATAACGTAAACTGGAGAAAGAGAAAAGAGTTCCTTAGAAACTTTGGTTATTTCCCGACACTAGAAACAGAGGATAAAGTAAATGTTATCTTCTGTATAGACGTATCGGGAAGCATATCTCCAGAGGATTTACAGAAGTTCTATTCTGAAATCCTCGGAGTTATCAGAGCTGTACAATTGTCCAAAGTTACAGTTGTACAGTTTGATACTGAAATAACAAACGTAGAAGAAATTAGTTCTAGTTCTTCCCTGCAAGAAATAAAAATTGTAGGGAGAGGTGGAACTGACTTTGCTTGTCTGGAAAATATTTCAGACAAGATTAGCAAGAAAGCGGACGTGGTTATTCTCATGTCCGATTTCTACGCTAATAGTCTTGATACTTACATCGCTGACGAAATGATCTATTTAGTAGTAGATAATGATGATTTCGATAGCGGTGTGTACAAGACAATACATTTAGATTAATCTGAAGGAAGGTGATACATGTCGATTGAACCAATCTTGACGGTGAAGAACAAGAGAATAATCATTATCCATCCAAAAGAGTCGCTGAGAGTAGACATATTAGAAGAATTCCAAGATAAAGCTGCTTCTTATCTTGGTAAACTTAGAGAATGCACTGCTATTAAGGTACCTTACTTGTCTGACTTGTCAGATGTTGTTCTCGTAGATGATAGTATTGCCTATTTCGAAAAAGTAGGTAATACTATCGTAGATAAGCAAGGAAACATAGCAGGCTTGCTCGTTAATCAAACTCGTGAAGTAGTTTCTACTATAGACAATGACGATGCAGCCGATCAGCTGTTTGACATTGTTTACGAGTTTAAGTATACATTACGTAATATTGATAATGCTCCAAAAGATATGAAGTTGGAGCAAGTATTGGGATGTACAAAGACGAATCCTGTCGTACAGACTAATTTAGGTCTGTACGTAAATTACATGCTGTTTGACAATTCTCTGAAGAACTTGATTCTTTCTCCTTTTTTCAAGAAGCTCGATTTCTACCTTTTCCCTGTATTTGCATTAGGAAAAGAAGTAGAAATTTCTGAAGAGGAAGATGCCCTCTTTAATTGCAACAAAGTGATGTTCAAAGAAATTCACACTTTGTTGCAAGCTTTGGAAGAGAAAAGAGAGGTAATAGTCAAAGTTTACAACAAAGCAGGAGTTTTAATAAACAGAGAATTAATCTATACAAGGATAAGACCCAGTAGGGTTATTCATCCTACTTTTCTCTCTAGCTTTGGCCCTACATGGGTTCACTATCTAATTAGATGAACAAGACGATACATTTAGATTAGGAGGAAACAATGAGAGATCTGGTAATTCAGAACGGACGTATTCTTGTTAAAGGTAAAAATAACTATATAGATCTCTTCGAATCCTATGGGGAGCATGCTTGGCAAAAGTTAAGACTTGTAAAGCATACTTCTGGAGAAAGTTTGCCAAGGCTTAATGATATCAAAGATCTGGTATTGGTAGACTACGATGACGTCTTCTACGAAAAAGTAGGAAACAAGATAATGAATAAGTACGGTGAAACTGTAGGCATTATTCAGGATAACCGTGCTTTTGTTTTTCTCTTTGACAGACCAGAGGAAAGGCATATTTCAGATGCATTAGCTTTCTTCAAAGTTGATGCAATCACTATAGGAGTAACGAAAAAGGTACATCCTATAGAAATAGTGGGAATGCAGAAAGATCTAAGCAGGCCGATAATAAGGACAGACTACGGCTTGTATATAAATAAAATGTTCTTTGATGAAAAGTGGGAGAGTACTCTATGCTCTCCCATTTTCCAGAGGTTTGAATTTTATCTCTTTCCTGTAATTGCTTTAGGTGAAGAGGTTGATATCTCTGACAATGAGGAACGACTTTTTTATAACGCTAGGTTGAGATTGAGCGTGCTGGAATCCTTGATTAAAGCTTTTGAAAATGGAAAAGAAGTTATTGGTAGGTTGCACTGGAAGAGCTATGATCCTTTAGTTCTTGATGAGCATTATCGAAAACTGATTTACACGAAAATAAAACCTAGGCTTGAAGTCGAAGTTCTTTACGAAGGTATTGTGTCTACGTGGTATTTAGAATACTATATAAAAGATGAATTCTAGTCAAATTGGCCCCGCTCCTTTGCTTTATCTAATCAAAGAGTATAAGTTGTCTAATAAGACAGCAGAAAAAGACGAGAAGGAGACAGATTAAACAATGGCTATGTGGGAAGTAATAAACGAAAGGTTGTATGTCAAGGATCCAGAAACTGGACACAAGTCTGATGAAGCTAAAAAAGATAAGCCTTTCGACGATCTCAATTTCTGGCTTCCTGTCTACGGATATGAGAAAATAACTTATGATTCCCTGCCAGAAAAGGTTGTCCTGTTAGATCGTGATGGACAGTTCTTTAAGAAAAACGGAGAGTATATTGAGAATCGAGAAGGAAAGAAGATTGCTTGTCGTATCGGTGATTTACATTTTAGCTTTCTAACTGATGATTGGGACGAAATAAGGTTAGGCTCAATCCTAAGAAGATTGAAGGGCTTGCTATATAACATCAGAAATGCACCTGAAGATCTTGAGATTTATAGACTAGTTGGAAAAGAACGGTCGTACAAATTAATAGAGACCAACAAGGGAATCTTTGTAAACCGTTATCTCGTTGATTCTGAACATCTAAAGTTGCTACAGTCTCCGATATTAGATAAGGTTGAGTTTTTTGAATTTCCTTTGTTTGTTAGCACAAGCGAAGGAAAGGTTTTCGAAGATCCACCAAAAGAATTGCAGCAATCTCATAACTTTATCAAGACAGTTTATGAATTTATAGACGCTTTAGAAAGTGGTCACAAGGTATATGTTTATTTAGGCTCAAGAAAGAAAAAACCTTTGGTATTGCGAAGGATAACATATACTGGAATAAAGTTGAACGGAACGATACCTGATATGTCGAAAAAAGTTATTGATCCTGTATATTTCGTTTATCTTATTGAGTAGTAAAGAAGGGGAATATCCGAATGAACAATTCAAGATATTTTGTGGAGGATGGAAGACTTAAAAGCGTAAATCCCTGGGACGGAAAGATTGTAGATGTGCTGAGACATAGTAACAGAAAACCTTACATATATTTCGCATCCGTCTCAAACAGAACAGGCGAAGATCCACCTTACTTTTTCGATTTACCTGACTTTGTTATCTATGAAGACGGAGTCAGAATTTTTAAGAAGATGGGAAACAATATTGTAGATAGGAAAGAGAATGTGATAGCACTAGGCGATCGTGATCTAGGCGCTGCCTATTGCATAGTAGAAACTAAAATCGGAACCACAATCCTCGACGATACTTTGTCTGCACTTGGAGTTGATCTTAATTGCTTGTACTCAGTAGAGAAAATAAAGCTGGAGAAGATTTTGGGTTACTATGGAAGATACTTTCCAATACTCCAGACAGATCATGGGATTTTTGCAGATCAATTGTTCTTCGACAACTCTCTAAAAGAGATAATCTGTTCTCCAATGCTGAACAAGACAGACTTTGTGATTTTCCCTGTCTTTGCTTTAGGAAAAGAGTATTCGTTAACAAAAGAAGAAGAAAAGAAGCTTACTTGTCAGAGAGTGACAGGTAAATTTATTTACAGTCTAATTGAGTTTTGTAAGCAGAACGATTCAAAGATTTTGGTACAAAGATGGAATACCTTGCAGATGGACTGTATATATCGAGAATTGGTTTTTACTGGAATTGAACCAAAAGCTGAGTTACTCGATGCAGTCTTCAGTTCGTCTCCGAACGGCTATATTACTTTTGTAGTCGTAGACAGATAATTAGGAGTAACGATGAGATCAATACCATCTAGCGATAACAAGATGTATACGCTGCGTAGCTCAATGCTAGATATTATGGAACGAAAAGGAAACAGAATAAATCTAACTACGGTCATGCTTAACTATGGAAAAGTTGATAGCTATGGAAGAGTACTTTTCCCAGTCTTCAGCATAGATGTTGCTGAAGTAACTGAAGAAGAGAACAGAAGAATAATAACCTTTCTATCAGAACTATCTCCAGATATCCAGTCAGAACTATATGATTTCTTACGTATAGGATTTTTTGAAGAAGTAAGGTATGGTTTAGAAATAGGAAATGTAAACCACGCAGCCTTGAAATCTAAATATAAGCCATTGCCAGATATAAGCTCTGTTGCAGATAGTCATTTATTGCTGATTCTCAACGCTTGCCGTATAGAAAACAAAAACTTAGAAAAGATGGTTTTTGAGGAAAAACCTTTTACTGGAATAAATAAAAATATATTAGTTTTGAGAGATGTCTTAGTAGGCATAATCTCAAAAGAAAGGTGTGTTTTCGATAATCACGCTACTCTTATCTACGATAAGATATGCGCTTGTCCTTTTATCTGGCATCTGACAGATTATTGTTCGAGCATTAGAGTTACACCCTTTCCTTATGAGATTCATGAAATAACATATGATAAGCCTCCTTCGATTTTGGATAAAGCGTATCTTACTTTTGATACAGCTGTACATTACGTTGACTCGGATTCAGACTTTGCTATAGATTTTGGTGATGTTGTCTTCACATCGAACTTCAGTTATTCAGGCAACGAGAGAAAGAAACTTGCCAATCCAGTGTTTATAAATTTACTAGCAAACCAAAAAACGTTTCTAGGGCCTTCGTTCATTCTGAAAGAGACGGATAAGAGTGCAAAAGAATTTAGTTGGAAAAGTGCAGACATTAGAAATTATAAATCTGGAATCAAGGCAGGTATAAATTATGCCTTGGCTGAGAAAGATGGAAAGATGTATTATTTTTCTGGAGGTGTAGTATATGAAATAATTCCGACTGGAGTTCAACCAAACAAAATAGAATTCAAGTTCGCAGAAGATTGTTATTACGTTATAGAGTGTGGCTAAGAATAAAGATAAGAGGATAAAACATGGAGCTAATGCAACGAAACGGAAAACATCATTACTTGACCGATTCTTACTACATGATTTACTTTACTGAAGGAAATCTGGTCAAAAGAATATCTTATGATTTGACGGAACCACACATGGACAATGAAGGTTTTATGCGGTTTCCTGCCGAAAGTCGTGTACTGGCTAAAACAAGCAGAGTAAATTATGGAAGAAAGATTCTAATGCCTCCGTGTAATTACGGAGATAAAGCAACGCAAAGACATTTAGCTCAAGTACTGAAATTATCTCCGTATGAATCGTTTGTACGGACTGAAAAATACGAGGATCTTTTTACACGTGAAGTAAGCAACGAAAAACTGAATCTAAAGAATTTGAGTCTAGAAAAAACAGCCAAGGTATTAGTATCTATACGCTTGGATCGTATTACAGATCAGAAAAGGACTATTGTCTGCAAGAAGCCTTTTACTGGCGTTTACAATAACGTACTTATGATTGCTGATAAAATAATTGGAATTCTATATGGTAATTCTTTCTTTCTAGCTTATGGCATTTATCCGAAAGTAAAACTAGCAACAGAAGACGATCTATATCGTAGTTTTGTAAAAAGTGGGTACTACTGCAAAAAGATAATGCTGGCTGAATCGTTGATGGAGAACTATGAAAAGAGAAAACCGGTTCTAATAAACAAAAATTACTTAGGTACACGTATATACGGTAAGTCTCACTATAATCTTGATTACATGATTGAACTTAGTGACAAGATATACACAGCTTTATTTAGCTATCCGAAATACGTAAAAGAAAGATTCAGCAATCCTTTGTTTGCCAAGCTACTTCAGAAACAAAAAGTTTTCCTTGGGCCTTCCTTTGTTCTCAAAGAAGTAGATCGGCCTTCAAAATTAAAATGGAAATATATAAAGCTTATAACGTTTGGATACGAATCCGCTATTTATGAAAGGTGTGGATCCCTAGCTAGAGATGGAGAAAAACTTTATTATGATAATGATACGGGTACTTATGAAGTGATAGCGACTGGAATAGAACCAAGGATATTTAAGATTCACGAAAATGATTTTTGTTTTAGAGTCTATACTGGGTAAGTCAGATCAAAACGTTAAGAATTTTAGAGTTGGAGAATAGTTAGGGTGGCAAGAATCGAAGTCATAACCGAGAACAAGAATATTTACAGATTGTATAACGAGAAGGTGGAGAAATATGAACTGAAAGAAGATGGAATATTCAGGACTAAATATTTTCTGGACGATGTCTTGGTTGACAAAGGTAAAGTTTATGTCAAAGCTGAGATGCAGAAAGTAATAGAACAAAGTTCTGAATGTATTACGGTAGAAAGCAGTCTACCTAAAACAGTTGCTGAGAAATGCTTAGGTACTTATTATCCAGAATATATTTGTTCTGGAGCTGATTTATTAGTAGTCAGATACGCAGTAGAAGGAACAAACAGGATAGAACAAAAGAAATTTGCAAAAGTTGAGGATTATGTCGAACCTAGCATAATAACAGAGTTGTGTTTTGATCTAGCTACCAAGTCTGTTATACATATTCTAGAGAATAGTCCGTTTAGAACAGGGCTGAACGAACTAATAATAAACGAAGATCCGTTTACTGGAGTGAAGGGTAATTCTGGAATAATACACGGAACAAGGATATTTTATAGTGATTCCAAGTATATTATGCTAGATCCCTTTATACCCAAAATGTATTATATGTCCGAAGCTACCTTCAGTAATCTAATGTCTATGGCATATTGCACAAACAGAAGAGTAGTATATTGTTTGGGTTCTGTAACTTCATTTCCTACTCAAGAGCCTTTAAAGAACTTATCTGACTTTTTTATGGAGTTGGATTACACAAATTTGGATGGTACTCGTGGTGATTATCTAGTAGAATACAAAGGTAAACTCTATACTAAATTCTTTAGTTATAGTATTGACTGTAAGCGTAAACTATTAAATCCTTTGTTTCAGAAATTGCTGGAGAACCAGCAGCTGTTCTTTGGCCCTTCATTCTATCTAAAGAAACTAAATTTGGATTATGACTTTGAGTTTGTAAAAGTAGTAAGATTGATAGGGCCAAGACTAAGCACAACTTTCCTCGGAAATATCGTAGATAATAAAGTATTCGTCATCGGAAAGAAAGATAACGAACTTTATCAAGTAATCTCTACTGGAGTAAAACCTCTCGGATTTGATCTAGTCAGCTCACCAAACGAGCTGAAAATAATAACAAAATAAGGAGAAACAAGATGGAAGAATACTATCACGAGTATCTAGGTAATGTTCCTGGTCTGTGTGTTGTTTACACAGAAGACAGACAAGTTGGGAATAACTTTGTGACTGACGTGTACTTAAGCATCCATGATTTTCGTGATGCAATCATTGACGGAAACTGGATTCAGTTCAAAAACATCTTCTACTTGTTCGCAATTGATCACGAAGGTTACCTGGAGCTAAACTTGCAAAAGAACGAATATGTAGAAGATCCAGTAGCCTTTGCAAATGTTCTTCTTCCTCAGTACATGGAAAAACCGATGATATATGGTTTTAAAGATGAGCCTGAAGAATCTTACGTTCCTCTTCCAGATACTCACGCAGAGGAATTCTTTGAATACGGAGAAGAGCAGTATTTACCGAACATAATTGATCTGAGACAGTTGGATGATCTGTCTTTGACTGACTATATAGGTTGGTACGAGAAAAAACTGTATTACTTTGATACTGTCACAGCAGCAGTAGTAGGAAGAAATATTCTCATCTTCGACGTAGGTACCTACCAAGAAGATTGCATGATATCCGCTTTAATATATCATGCTGCGTCTTGCCTCGATTTAGGAACAGTACATTTCTACTTCCAGAAATGCCCCACTGATGTTGAAGTAATCGCTCCTGAATATCTGGATACGTCTACCTTGCCTTTAGATAGCAAGACGGCAAGTGATTATTACTTCGCTCCTGAGTGTCTCTTTAAGCTAGACGACGTGTATGCTACACGCTATCTGTATTTCGATTATGAAGAAGGTAAAAAACTGGAAAACAAGCTGCTACCGAAAATGCTGAAAGATAATCTTACCTTCCTCGGCCCTATCTACATCATGAAACCTACGGATCTTTTTACTGAAGAAGACATGGACTTGTCAATAGAGATAAGATTCGAAGGGTTCTTCTCGTTTTCTGGTGACCGTACTAGACAACCAGATATTTATATGGGCAAAGAAGTAGATGGCAAGCTGTATATTCTTGCTCCAGATTATTACTACCAAGGAAACCATTACCTTCTGCCAGTAAGAGTTTACGAGTTGATTCCAACTGGAATCAAGGCAAACAATGTTCAGATGAAGAGAAGTAAGGATGAGATCGTATTTTATCTTACATGCCCAAGAAGTTACTAAAACAAAGGAGAGATCAGTGCCTATAACAAAACTGATAAGAACGATCAATGGAGAATACTTACTGGTTCTTGATTGGGTAGAGGAGAGAGGTGGAGATATTGTTACTTATTACATGAAAGCCTACGATCTCAACATGCATAAAATTGAGAACAATAAATTATTGTTCCGATCTTTTCGCTACAAGTTTGCAGTAGAAACAGACAGAAGAGTATATGTGAATACTTTCTGTCCTGGCTTTCTTGCTTCGTTACACGTCAACACAGAACTAGAATCTGAACTTTTCTATGGAAAGACAAGAGAATACAAAGAATTGGAGAGGGTGAACGAAAGCTACACTTTATTGCCGTTCATGAAAGAAATAGCCAACGGCGACTACCATACTGGATATGCGGTTATTGGCGCTTTAATAAAGCACGACAAGATTAACAACCTATCAGATTTAAGAGTAGCTGAGAATTCGTATTGGAAAAACTTTGTCTATTATGTAGATGGCTATGCCCGTTTAGCCATAGCCAACAACCACATCTTAACTTTTGGGTATATTGAGTTTTCCAGGACAGATCAAGCTGTCTTTGCTTACAGATTATCAAATATGTTTTACCTTGGCATGGATAATTATTACTATGCCATAGGATTGCCTAAGAGTGTAGAAATAATTGCTCCTGAGTATCTGAATAGTTACACAATGCCATTGGATGTTTTTAGTGCTGGAAGGTTAGGCTGTTTTGATTGCTTGATGAAGATAAATGGAACTTACGCTACTAGGTACTTAACGTATACAGAAGAAGAAGCAAAGAAACTTAAGAATAGGTTGTTTATAAAGGCTGTTGAAAATGAGATGACTTTTCTTGGCCCTATATATTTAGCAAAACCAAGACCAGACATGGACACTTCAGACTTTGATCTAAACGTAAAAATTTCTATTGAGGATATAGATACATCTTTCCATTGGGCTAATGGAGTAAAAGGGAAAATGGAAGATGGGAAACTCTATATCCACACTTTCAATCCTAAATACGGAGGATATACGTACTATGATGTAGTTCACCAGTTGATACCTACTGGAGTAAAGGCAGACAATCTGGAAATTAGGAAGGATGGAAACGAAGTAACCTTTCGTCTCAATAACAATATTCCAAGGAGTAGAATACAATGATAGAGTGTGAAGCTAGTACTGGATACAGATATCCTTATTTCTACCACGTGTATAAACTCTATCCGCATGAACTAGAGAATTTTGATCCTGAAAAAGAAGAAGGTTTAACTGAAGCATGGTACATGGATGTTTTCGATCTAGAAACGGCTGAGTTTGAAGATGGCTTTCTTGTAGCAGAACATCGATGGACTAGATTTTGTAATGTCTATTATGACCAAGAGATTATTATTCGTTCCAATTTGCCAGAAGACATTAAAGGTACCATCTTGCCTGATATAGAACAAAAGATATTTTTAGGTGAGGATTTGCTTATCTACGAAGATGAGATAAACGAGCCTATAACTAAAGAGAAACAAGTGCTGTCAAAAACAAGGCCAGGTAAATTAGCATCAGCAGCAATTACTGAAGCCCTTAAAACAGCTCTTGCAAAACTTGATGGAATAACTTTTCAAGATTTGCTGGAAAAATATCCCAGGCTTGTTTTAGGAGAAGATTTCTATATCAAGGACAGAAAGATATATGCTGACAGAGTGCAGATAGGCTGGATAGGGAAGAAATACTTATTCCACTATCATTATGGCACTTACGTGCACGAAGAACTAACTGAATACATAGCTAGTCTATTAAATCTACAATTCTACTCAGGGTTAGTGTCAGCACAAGACTATCCTGAGGTAGATGCAATTTCAGAAACATATCTAGGCATAAGACTAATCAATGTTGATAAGCATACAAGCAAACATACTCCTGTCTTTTCTGACGCTTTAATTAAATCTGGAGATTTATGGTACAACGAGTATTTAACTTTTACGGATGATCAAATTGAGAAATTGTCTAACCCTATCTTAGCCAAGTCATTCAAGAATCTTACAACTTTCCTTGGCCCATGTTTTGTTCTTGTTCCTGCCGAACCAACCGCATTCTGTGATCTATTTAACTCAAGCCTGGTATTTAAATCCGATCCGAACGATAAAACTTATGAAGAATATCCAATGTTTGTTGATGATGTCAATGAAGCTGTTTACATTAAGATTAATGAATTTGGTTACAAGCTGGTTAGTACAGGTATCTATCCGCATAACCTAGAATTTCGTATGGATGGAGATAACGTTATTTTAACTCAGCATTCTAAAAAGACGTATCCAGATCTATATCCGATTATCATAGAGGACAATATAGTCAAACGGGTAGATACTTGTTCTGGTAAAGCTACAGTGGAGGGAATATTCGTTGGAGATGAATTAATAACTATCGGTGATAATGATGACTGGATCAGAACCTTAAGTTGTCTTTTCAACAAACGTCTTAGTTCTCTTGACCTATTCGTAGGAAACAACGAGTATAAAGGAAAAATAAGAGAGCTTGATTCTGATTATAGAAAAAAGATAAAAACGGTTTTTTCTTTCTACTGGCCTAGGAAAAAGTATAGCAAAGGAGAGATTTTGTTAGAAGGAGAGGATAAGATCTATACACACTATCTGGTAATTAGTAAGAAATATAAAGAACAGCTTACTAACCCGATATTTAAGAAACTGGCTGAAGACAATATATTTTTTATTGGGCCTAAGTTTATCTTGAAAGAAAGTAAAGATTTTCAAGTTCTAGAGAAAGAAAATGAAGCAAAGAGGTTGCAAGTCAAAATCATAAATGTTGGACACGGTTTCAGTACTATGAGAGGATATAGGCTGAAAGAGAAGTTGTTTGTCCGACTAACTGATGCAATTACTGGCGAATTCAAATATGCAGAACTTGTAGATACTGGAATAGAAGCAGAAAATCTGAAAATAACCGAAACTGAAGATCGTATTACTTTCTATTTGTACAGATACTAATAACAAACAAAGGAGAGATAAAATGGCAAAAGTAACACTCAAGAAAATCAAGAGTAATAACGTGAATTTCCTTGGCCCTTGGTTTGAATTGGTACCAGAAAATACTTCGTACGAAAGGATTGACTACTATTCCAAGCTTGTTCTTATCAATGATAAAACAAAAGAATACGTTTCGTTTCCAGCAGCTAGAGACGAGTTTGGTTATTTTATGCACCTCTTAGTTGATGGAGCACCCTACCAATTGAAAAGTACTGGAATTTATCCAGATAAAACTGAGCTTTACGTTGATGGCAATTTCTACTTGATAAAGTTTGATCCTGAAGTTCCCAAAGATGGAATTAGAACTATTATCGAGGGAAATGCTGTTAGGGAATATTGGGATCACGGAACGAAAGCCAGATTGGTCGGCTTGTTTTCTGAGGATATTTGCTTTGACTTTGATGATGAATATGAAGAATTTGAAGAGGCTGTAGAAATATTTGGGAAAGACCCAGAATCATATTTTGACTACGTTGGGTTAGAGAATAGCTATGGTCAAGCTATGGAACTGGAACCTAAATACAGAAAGAATGTAAGAACAGTTGTTCTAAATAACGGTTTAACTAGAAATACCTTTGTACCAGATATGCTCATTCGTGATGGAAATAAAATCTGCTCCAGATACCTAGTTTTTGATCGCAAGTACGAAGAAAGACTAACCAATCCGGTATTTGTGAAAACACTTGAAACTCAAGGATGTTTCCTTGGCCCTAAGTTTATTTTAGGAGAACGTAAAGAAGAAGTAGATGGTGAGTCATGTCGTATTGTTGTAGAAAACAGCAGAACAGCAATTAATGGTAACGGAAAGAAAGTAGGAAATAAACTTTACATACGCATGACTGATCCTATGAACTTTAAGATATCTGGAGAATATATAGAAGTTATTGATACTGGAATAGAAGCTGATAACTTAGAAATAAAGGATGAAGAGCTAGTCATAAGATTCAAAATAAGAAAGGGTTAGGAGAAACAAAATGAGAAAAAGGTTTATCGGATATAAGAGAGTAAGAAAAGATAAGATAAATGTACTAGGGCCTATATTCAAACTTATTCCAACTGACATCGAACGAGAGAAAGCTGAATATTACTCAAAGCTTATCTTGGTTAACAAGGTGACAAGACAGTATGCAGAGATTCCTGCTATCGGATTTCACTATCCAGCAGAGTTACACTTAAATATCAACAACAAGAACTACATACTAGCTAGTTCTGAATTTTATCCTGAGAATGTTGAAATTAAGTTTGAGAAGTATGTTTATCTAATCAAGCATAAAAAGGATTATGTCTGTGAACCAGGAGCTTATTTCATTGATGGTAAAGCTGTTAGACTTGTAAGAGGCTCATCTAGGAAAATCATTTTAGCTGGTATTTTTGCTGACGATACTTTAGTTAAATTGGGTAATCATTATCTAGGTTTCAATGGTATCTGTGCTGTATTCAGGAAAAACTATGAATTGTATGGAGACTATGTTGGTCTAGAATCAAGCACAGGTGATGTAGAAGAATTACAACCGATATATAGAACTGAAGTAAGAACAGCTAGACTTAGTAATAACCTAGTTGCCCTGCCTTCAGTACCAGATATCTTAATTCAAGATAGTAACAAGATTTGTTCTCGTTATTTGGTTTTTGATATGAAATACAAAAATAAATTAGCTAGTCCATTATTTGCAAAGATGCTAGCTGATAGAGGATGTTTTCTTGGCCCAAGCTTTGTCTTAGGTGAACGTAAGGATAACTTAGATGGAAAAGATTGTGTAGTACGGATCATGGGTGATGGCTTTGGTACTAAAGCAACTGAAGTCAACGACAAACTTTACGTAAGAATGCGCGATCCTTTTGAGCCTGAATGCATAAAGTATATCGAGATAATCAGTACTGGAATCAAGGCTGAGAACTTAAAGATTATTAAGCACGGCAGGTACGTAAATTTTGG